GCTAAATAGTTTTGTAATAAATAGTTGCAAGCGCCAATGTTTTGAAGCGTTTCTTGGTCTTGAAAACAAGCGTCGTTTCCAATTCTGCTCATATTATCAAAAGTGTAATCTCTGACAAACGCCATTTATATATAGTACTTTTATTTTTTTAATGAATAAATAAAAGTATTATCTCATTGTTTCACATTGAAGCACCGATTTAATAAAAAAGTCTCTTAATACAAGTTATATCTAATATTATCTTGTATGCAAGCAAAAGCATCTCCGTCGCGGCAACTTGGCATGTCTCCATACAAATAATTAGCGAAAGCACCTTGATCGTTGGGAACCTTTGTGTTTGGAGTAGAATAAAAAGACCACTGAGACTGATCAAATTCAAATTGTTCTCCTAAATCCCCGTATAATTGTTTGTTCGTGTTTTTTATTCCAGGATTCAAGCTCTGAACCATTTTTTTAGTGGAAACGTTTATGTCTTCGTAAACTTCGGTGTTAAAAGATGGCGGCGCCGGCTTCCTTGTCGGATTATCTGCGATTTCAGTGAGCAATACATTTCCGAGTGGGTTCTTCTTATTCACTGGCATGAACTCTGATTTTAAATAAGTTTGCAAGGTATCAGGATTAATAATAGTGTCTTCTTGGTTTTTAATATCAATTCCGCTAAAACCTTCTTTTGATCCTTCAGCAAACATATCCTTTGTTACTTTCTGTTTGCGCGTCTTGTATAATGCGAAAATTATAGCAAGAGTGGCCAGCCCAACTAAAACAATATTACTAGATCTTGTAAAAACATACCCTAAAATCGTCATCAATATAACCAGCCGAGTAATTGCGTTCAACTTTTCTTCATACGTCATATTTGAAGTTGGCCACAAATGAAGAATATGTTCTTTATTAAATAGAATTGTTGGTTCATTTGACCAAAACATTGTTGTCATTATATATATAGGTTTACTTAATTTTTATCTTTTTTATATTTAATTTCTTTTCCTTTCTTTTCTTTTTCTTTTTCTTTTCCTTTCTTTTCTTTTCCTTTCTTTTCTTTTTCCTTTTAGAAATTATCCAGAGCTAGCGGAAATTATTTGTTGCGTTAATATATATAACCAATGACCTCACCCGTTACTAATAATGCGGATTCTTATTCGCAGCCAAACAAAACGAAAGAAGTGCATATTTCAGAGGAAAACAGAAAAATTTACAACGGCCCATTCAATGATGGTCGCGGAAATCCAAATGTTAAATATTGGGGATTTCTTTTAGAAGAAGTTGTTCCGTTGTTTGCGTTATATTTATTAGTAACACACAAATATAAATATTCCGTCTACTTTATTACATTTTTAGCAGTTGGTTCAATAATTAATGGAATTCGTTTCTACTACGTTAACCCTTTTACGGAAGGAAAATCCGACGCGGATTTTTTAAATTATGTTGTTTATCACAATGCATTTAATGCTATTATCTGCATTCTCGCGTTATTCTATATTTTATTCATCAAAAAATAATTATTTTTTGGCTGGCTAATATATAATGGATAACATTCAAGACGTTCTTAAAAAAGAACACAGAAAAATTTACACGGGAGTTTTTGCGGACGAATACGGAAACCCTGATTTCAAGGGTCTAGGCCCAATTTTGAAAGGGTTATTTTACACATATATATTATTTATCATTCTATCAAAGAACATATTTTACGCTGGATATATCCTGCTTTTAGGTGCAGTTGGGAAGGTTATTAGCGCGATTCGTTTTTATTACGTAAATACATTGGTGAAAAATGGCGCCGACGAATTTTTCATGGACATGAATGTTGTTGAATACGCGGTTGAAGGCGCAATATACTTTTTTGTCGGATTGTATTTATTATCGTATACGTGGATTAAAAAATTATAGATTGTGCCACAGTAAAAAGTAAAACTAATATAATTATTCCAGCAATAATTATATTATTTGCTATTATTATATGCAAACAAATTCGGACAACCAACAAAATTACAATCAAACATCAAATCCTTTAGTTAAAGGAGAGACAACCAGTGATTGGAAAAAACTCAAGGCTTATAAACAATCAATGGGAACATTTTACACGGGCCCTTGCGCAACTGCTAGAGGAAATCCTAGGTTTGGAGTCATTCCCACCATAGGAAAGTATATTTTTTTGATATACGCATTTTATTACATCATATCCAAAAATTATAAATACTCTATATACGTAATACTTTTATACGCTATTGGGGCAATATTAAACGCGATACGATTTTATTATGTAAACTCATTGTCAAATGAGGGAGAAGATTCACGTTTCTTAACATTTGTTGCTTACGACAATTTGTTTGGTGCGTTTATAGCGTTTGTAGCGATAATATATTGCTTATTAAAGGGAAAATAAAAGTACCAATTTCTCATATTTTTATATAATGTTAATATAGTATATAAAAATGAATGACTCAACAAATTTAATTCCAACAAACGAAGCAAACATGATAAAACGAAAGAAACAACAAGGAAAATACTATACAGGGTTCTTTTCAGATGAAAATGGCAACCCTGATTTCAAAGGTTTAGGGCCAATATTGAAAGGTGTGATGTATATGTTTGTTTTTTCAATTATCATTGCAGATAAAAGCATTTATTTTGTCGCGCCTTTATTGATATTTTTTGCAAGCCGAGTTTTAAATGCAATACGCTTTTATTACGTGGAGACATTAGACCAAGCGGGTTATGATATTTTCTTTATCCGCATGAATATACTTGAAAATTATGTGGAAGGTTTTATCGCGTTGTTTATAGCACTTTACATATTGTTTCACAAGACATTTGAAAAGAAGAAATAGAAAACAAAATAGTCAAAACAATAAAAAAGAAAAACAAAAATAATCCAACTTTGAAACAATCAGATTTGAATTATTTATTTACTTGCCAGCCTTCTTCTTTTTCTTCTTTCCAGAAGATTCTTCACCAGCTGGTTTGGCTCCACGAGGAGTGCGATCCACTTTCTCCCCTGTTGAAAAAATTGCAAACAATTCTTCGTCGCTTATGGGCGCCTGCGCGGGTTGTTGTTGTTGTGGTGTCGCGGCAAGTTGGGCCAATTGTTTCGCTTCCATTTTTTTTCGTATTCTATCCTTCATTGCCTCTTGTTTCGTCATTCTATCCATTCTTTGTTGCATAGCATTTGTATCAAGCTTCGCGTTTCTACCTAATCCAGCAAGACCAGCAAGACCTGCCAAATCAGACAAATCCGGCATTCCTCCTCCCCCACCAGCTCCTCCCATTCCCATCCCCATTTTGCTCATCATCTCTTGAATATTTGGCATACCAGGCATGTTCTTCATTTTATTCAACATTTCACTGGCTTCAGACATCAATTCATTCTTGTTCAATTCACCTGAACGCATTCTAGAATCCAATTTGTCGCTAACACTTTTTACCATGTTCATTAACTTTCCAGGGTTCTTGAATAACTTTTGGAAAACGTCTTTTGCATCAGTAACGCCTTCCATATCTATATCCAAATTCTGAGCCTGTTCTTCGGCAATTTCTCGCGCCAAATCGCCCAACTTTCCTCCCAACATACTATTAATGTGACCATGAATATCTTCAGCAGAAGGCATATTCATTCCCTGTGTCGGGGCGTCAGAAGCTGATTCAGAGTTTTCATCTTGCTTGCCAATCCCCTCAAAAATACCTTGCATTCCTTCCAAGGTCTCCTCTAACTTGCTTTTAAATTCATCCTCATTGATTGCCTCAAATAATTTTTTCGTGTCTCCAAATGCCTCCTTATTATTAACGCTTCCAATTATGCAAATTAATACCATCTGCAAATACTTCCAAATCGTCTCTCGCGTTTTATCGCTAATGTCGCACTGCCACAAGTATTTGAAGCTTATCCCAGGCAAAAAATCCGTATTAACCGCAGAATCCTTGTCAAATATCTCTACTTTTTGATATAAAATGTCAAAAAATCTCTCGGGATAAATGCTAATGCAGTGATTAAAGAGGGATCTCATCTTTTCTTGGGCGTCGGCTAAAATAGCTGAATTTTTCTCGGCATTGTCGGGCATTTCATCAAAACACTTGGGCTTCCACCATTTATCAACAATAGGTTGATATTCGGGGAAGGTATTGGTGATGTCTAAAACAAAGTCCTTCATGATTTTGGCAAACTCTTCTGGGATTTCTCTCTGTTCCTCGCTCATTATCTATATGTTTGATATAAATTTATTTTTTTAAATCAAACTAAAATGAATTTATTATATAACCGACGCGTTTTTGTCTAAGCCATATTTTGATACAAAGTTGAAAGCTTTTTCAAATTTTGAATGTATTTCATAACCTTCTTTTGATCTTCGTCGGTCATCAGTTTAACAGGGTTTCTAAGTCTATCAATGGATTCTGTGATCTTTTCGGAATTTTCAGCATTAGTTAAATCATCGCTATAATCCTTATTAATAAAGAAACTAATGTCTCCGGAATCAATGACGGCTTCATATTTTTCAACAACATACTTGTGCCAAATCTTGATAATCATTTTGGGATTAGCCTTCCTAATTAAGGTAAAAGAATTCTTCGCGCTCAAAATGTCTGCATCATTTGGAAATACAGATATAATATCATTCACAAATTCCATAAAATGATCATTAAACGCGGTTAATATCGTTGAAGATTGCGACGCCATTTATTTATATCTGTAGTTAAATATTTTTTACTTTTTAAGTTATTTTAAAAAGAAATTTTCTTCTAATTGCTGATTATATTTGGCTTTTTGCTGTCATTTTTGAATAGTTGATGTTATATAACCCAGAAACGTATTGAAAAAGGTAGGTGTCTCTGTCTCCACCCGAGTAATTTGCCCAAGTTGTGTAATCGCTGCCAGAAATTGTTTTGTAATCGCATTAATATCCATTGTGTTTGACATAATATATATAATTTTTATTTATATTATAATTTATTGGGCTTCACTTGTTTCAGAATCAGGAACATTTTCTGTTTGCGCCTCTTGCACGCTTTCCAACTGCGTCGCTTCAGGAACGCTTTCTGTTTGCGCCTCAGGAACATTTTCTGTTTGTGCCTCTTGCACGCTTTCCAACTGCGTCGCTTCAGGAATGCTTTCTGTTTGCGTATCGGGCACGCTTTCTTTAACCTCAGGAATTGACGTGAACCCATAATGTTTTGCCACATACTCAACAATATAACCATCATGATTTGACCATTCGGCATAATCGGACCCGCTGAGAGTCAAGAATTCCGACTTAATCTCAACTTGATTTGAATCTAATAATCCTACTCTTAAAATGACGCTTGTAAATAATTCTACGCGTGCAATTTCCACTTTAAATGCCGTTGCAACTCTAACTATTTCAAAATTTTCAATGGCGACGATTGACATTTTTATAATGTATAATTATATTTTTTATTTTTACTTTAAACTTTTTCTTATTTTCTATTTTCTTCTTTCTTCTTTCTTCTTTCTTCTTTCTTCTTTCTTCTTTCTTCTTTCTTCTTTTCTTCTCTATTTTTTCGCAGACAAACTAGATATCTCCTGGTCTCGCATTTGTTGCAGCTTCTCAATGGTCATTTCTTGTCCACCTCCTCTACCTTGATTATAATCATGATCGTCGCTCGGCGTGCTAATTGAATCGCTATAATTCAACGGAACATAATTGTGCATTTGCCTCATTCCACCATTTCCCTTTGTATTCAATTCCTCTGAATCCATGTCTAAAAAACTGTAATTGTCGGATACAATATGCCCTCCTCCTAAAGAAAATGCCATAGGCTCCATATTATTGTTTGTGGCTTGACGAGTTATAACCTCTTGTTTTGGTTTCAAATGATTATAAATAGCGTCTCCATACAAAACCTGATAATTATTATTTAACAATAGTAGCGCTGGAACTTTGGTTACATTTTCGGGCATTACAATTTTTTGACCGTTTTCTAAAACTATGTAAATTTTATTGTCCTGGCCTTTAGTTCGCTTATCTATGCAAATAAAATGCAAGTCTTTGCTTGTTTGGCTTTTTGAAAGAGCTTGCAATAGTTTTTTTGAATGCTCGCAAAAATTACTATAATAGAGAATTGAACTCATTAATCTATATTAAGGTTATTGAAACTTCATTTTAACTCATTTAATAAAAAATTGATTAAATATATTAAATATTATTTGTTTAATATAGATACAATGAACCAGAGAATTGAACTCATTAATCTATATTAAGGTTATTGAAACTTCATTTTAACTCATTTAATAAAAAATTGATTAAATATATTAAATATTATTTGTTTAATATAGATACAATGAACCCGAGAATTGAAAAATCAACAGAAAACGGCGACATTCTTACGTTTACTTTGAGAGATGTAAACGTCAGTTTGGCAAACGGTCTGCGCAGAACTATTTTATCCGACATTCCGACAGTCGTCTTTAAAACATCTCCTCAAGAAGAGAACAAATGCAATATTCTTGTTAATACCACTCGGTTAAACAATGAGATTCTAAAACAACGCTTAAGTTGCATTCCCATTTATATTGACGATCTTAAAATGCCTCTTCAAAATTACATTGTAGAAGTAAATGTGGAGAATCTCACTGACACTATTATGTTTGTTACAACGGAGCATTTCAAGGTTAAGAATCTTACTACAAATCAATACTTGACGGAAGCCGACCAAAAAAAGATTTTCCCTGCAAATAGTTTGACTGGCTATTACATTGATTTTGCTAGACTTAGACCTAAAATTTCGGATGAGATCCCTGGCGAAAAGTTGCATTTCACTTGCGAGCTTACAATTGCAAATGCAAAACAAGACGGTATGTTCAATGTTGTCTCCACTTGCTCTTACGGTTTCACCCAAGACGACGATGCAATTGAAAAGGAGTTGGCAAAAAAGTCTCAAGAATGGCGCGACAAGGGCATGTCTAAAGAAGAAATTGCATTTGAAACAAAGAATTGGATTCTTCTTGATGGTCAGCGTGTTGTTAAGCGCGACAGTTTTGATTTTATCGTTCAAACTGTGGGAGCGTTTACGAATCAGACCATTGTTAAAACGGCTTGCAGCATTTTGATTGAAAAGCTAGACGCGTTGAATACGACCATTGATACAGACGAACTTAAAATGTTGCCATCTGATAACACAATTTCAAATTCATACGATGTCATTTTAGAAAACGAAGATTATACTATTGGAAAGGTCATTGAATATTTCTTGTACTCTAAATTTTACGAGGGAACCAGGTCGCTTTCATATTGCGGTTTTAAGAAGATGCACCCTCATGACACTGATAGCATTATCCGCATTGCTTATAAAGAGGACCTTGAAAAGATGGCAATTAAACAGAACTTGAAGGAATGCATTGCCGACGCGATTTCTGTTTATAAAAAGATCCAAGACAAGTTTTAACTACAATTTGCAAATGTGGTGCCAAATTAATACAATTTCTTTATGATTTTTTATACCTTTTCTCATTTCAAACGACGATAAAAAATTGATTATTTTTTTTTGACGAAAAGTAATCAATTAAAAACCAAACATGCCGATCTATTTTGGCTTTCCCGTTACGTGCCAAGAGGCGTTTCGCCTATTCAGTTTAGATTTTGAACAAGCAAAATGTGATATAATGCAAAAATATAATTTGAGAGAAAATATGTACATGGACTGCCATTTTGTAGAATGTGCAAATAACTTCTTAAAAAGCAAAAACCTGAAAATGAGAGTATTTTATACGGATAAGGGACAATGTATTGTTGGGTACAAAATAGAAAACCTCTCTGTTTTTGAAAGAAAATTCGTAAAAGTTAGTGAGTTTACAGATATGCTTGAGAAGTTGAAAACCGAATTTTGGTGTGAAATTCAGCTTACTCATTGTGAGGAAAATTTCAATAAGATTGTGTTAGAACATATGGAAGATGAACCCGAAATTGTTGAAGGTTTTGAAAATATTGAACCATATATTATTGAGTTTCACAATTAATTGTCATTTGAAATTAGAAAAAGTTTCAAACAAAAATACATTAATTACACATTAATTATAATATAGTTTTACAAGTTATTTCAAATATACAATGCAAAGATAGTGTGGAACATTGTTTTCGTCTTTATTCAATAACTTAAAATATCCAATTCTTTCAAATTCAAATACAACGTCTTCACCACACTCCAATGCATAGCGTTCAACAAATCCGTCGTGAATGTTTTTTATTAGTGGATTTTCAATATCTATGAATACAAATTTTGCCGGAACGGCGTGATTCACCGAAAGCCAATGAATTGTTGATTTAACAGATTTGTCTTTTTTCAAATTACATGCAGATACATGAACAACATTGTCTGTGACACCTTCATACTTCACAATATCATAGAACTTCAGTCTAACCATTTTATTTATCGGCGACAAACGATAGTAGTCCTCGTCGTGTTCCAGCTTGAAGTCATCTTTATCTAAATAGATTTCTCTACTTATTGTGGTAGTGTGACAAAACTCCGGTTTATTCGGAATATGCGGGTGATTGCAAATTTTTTCTTCATCAAGATTTGTAATGACGCATTTGATGGGGTTTATAACCGCAAAACATCTAATCGCAATGGGGTTGTAATGAGCAATAAGCAAATGATGAACGAGTTTCATAGAGACAACCGTTTTAGCCTTTCCAAGCCCTGAACATTTTGCAATGGATTTAATTATTTCCGGTGTATATCCACGATTGCGCATACCTCTCACAGTGAGTAAACGCGAATCGTCGTACCCGGATACCTCGCCATCATCAATTAATTTTTTAATATTTCTTTTGGAAAGAGTGTTGTTCTCAACGGTAAGTTTTCCAAACTCGTGCACATTTGCTGCGGGTAAGCTACAACCTAAGCTATTTAAAGTGGTTACACTCCAATAATATAAATCGCGCCTAATATAGAACTCTTCTGTGCAATATGATGTGGTTACATTTTCAAGCGCGTCTACTATCCCATGGCTATAATCATAGGATGGATAAATGCACCAAGTTTCACTTGTTTTAAAATGCGGAGAATAATTTATTCTGTAGGCAATTGGGTCTCTTAACGTATAATTGTTATTAGACATATCTATTTTTAAACGAAGAACTGCTTCACCAGAAGCATATTTCTTGTTTTTCATATTTTCAAACTCCATCAAATGAATATCTGGAGGCATACTTCTGTAAACATTTTCAGTTCCATTGAGTCTTTCATGTTTAATTACATCTGGCGCTGAAAAGTCAACATACGCATATCCATTTTTAATCAAAACGCACGCAAAATCAAACAATTTATCAAAATAGTCTGACGTATAGGTAATGACTCCAGGGTCATATCCAAGCCAAGTCATATCACGTATTATTTCGCTTACAAAAAGTTCGCGTTCAGTTGATGGATTTGTGTCATCTAATCTTAAATGACACAAATTCTCTTCTCCGTAATTTATCAACAATGATTTACAATGGCCAATGTGCAGATACCCATTGGGCTCTGGAGGAAACCTAGTTATTGTCGGCATTTTAGGGTTGGGTTGGTTTGGGTTGACACTAGAAATTCTAAAAAAAATAATCAATTTTTTATTTTTATTTTTATTTTTATTTTTTTTAATCTGTCGTTGAATCCACCTTGATAAAATCAACCCTGCGCGTTCTCAAACACGCATTCAATGAATACATCTGAAGAGATGGATGCAAATTATTCACATAGTTAATTACAACTGTATTATTGACATACTCGTTCTTCGGCTTCAACTCGTCAACAAACATTTTATGCAAGTGAAACATATGCGTTCTAAAATGGTCAGGGAATTCCTTCAAAGGTTTCTCCTTTTTTATATAACAACTAATATAGTTCTGATAAAGCGCAAACGTGAAATCGTGCAACTTATCGCGATAATAAGAAAACTCTTTTTTATTTTCCGGATAATACTTCAAAAAATCTCCAACCTTTCCATCCTTTCGCAAATTCAAATACTGGTACTGCACCTTGGGTTGATTTCCGCGCAAATGTCTAACGTATTCGTAGACAGGATTTCTCATCTTACAACGCTCCAACGTGGTCTTATTTTTAATTACAACTCCTAAAATGTCGTACGGCGAGTTCATGCTAGCAAATTCATTCTTTAAATCTTCGTAATTAGACCAAGAATCGTATATTTTCGGAAATTTAACACTCACATTATCCCAAGCTCCTCCATTTTTAACAAAGTTAATATCATGCGAAATAATGTTTACAGTTCCATCCGCCGTATTAATAATCTCATACACTTCCACCAGATAAAGTTGCGTAGTTTTAAAAGGAACTACGATGCGATTGTCCGGATGCTGCAGAACAAAACTATAACAATATGCGGGATTTAGTCTGTTCAGCTCTAGATTATTATTTTGAGCGGCCTCTAAAAACATCTCGCGGAAAGTCTTGGCGTTTTTCTTCGTCTTATAGAAACAAACCTCGCCGCCAACTGTGTTGCGCGTTGCAAACTCCCAAGACCCGGATAACCCGGAAGTTTTATCCCAAAATACGTTAATCATAGTCCCTTCAACAAATTCCTGAGCAATTATGTGGTCGGTCTTTTCAGGGTTATTATTAATAAATGTCTCTTGAGAGAATGATTTAGGTGGTGAAAAACTTGAGACATGATTCTCTGAATCAACGACTATTGATCGCAATAGCCCGACAGAAGAAACAATATCAGCGCAAAGATTTTCCTTATCGTAGCGAATTATCCTATATCTATTATTATTTTTAGTAATATATGTAGTCACATTGAATTTTGCAGAACCGTTGTCGTACGATTCATTTAGTAGCATATCCTTGAATCCAGGAATTTCTCCCAACTTATAAACGGCCGGTTGCATTGCACAATGGTATGGTAAATAATTAAAATATATCTTTAAACCCTTCAAGATTTTACATATTTCATTTGATTTCATTTGATTTCATTTCGGTTGACATAATGATAAAAATTTCTATTATAAATATAGGAACAATTATGTCATCATCGCAAAATGTTGAAGAAAATAAAGATGAACCGAAAGAGGTTCCTGAAAAAACATCAGTTGATCTTCAGTTATCAGACGTTATTCGTTTTGAGGCGCCTTCAAATAAAATATTAGACAACAACACATTTATTATTGAATATATAGACAAAAACGCAATTAAATTGGTAAATGTAGACGATTTAACAGAACTAAAATTAAAAATTAGTGCGGATGGCATATTAGGCGATGGTTCAATTACAGCAATTTCTCTCATTGACCGCAATGAGAATGCAGGATATGCTCGCCAAAATGGTCTTCTGCCAGGAACATGGGTTGACATTCTTTTTGGCGGGGATACACCAGTTATCATTACCGGAGAAATTACTAATTTGGAAGAGGATATGATTGAAATTAAGTCTTATCCAGAAGGTGATACTCTTTACATTAATTTTGGTTATAAAGGAATCCCTCAAGATTTACCCATTGAAACTTTTACCATTAGAGAGAAACCAGAGAAAAAACGCGAACAAGAATCGCAACCGCAACGAGAAACAATATCCGAAATAGACGAGCTTGAAGAATCTGAATTAGAAAACAAGGAAACTACTTATAATTTGCCAGCAAAGGAAATTAAAGACACCATTCGCGAATTCTTTGTTCGCGCCGATGAAATTAAAATCGGTCAAGAATTAGCGGCAATTACTCAGTTGGTTGATGTTGAAGAATCTCAACAACGCTACAACATTCTCTCGCAGACGGATGATTTGTTGAATGAGTTATTGTCCAATGTTCCCAACACTCAACGAACTAGCTCTGTTTTGAATAACATTCACACTATGATTGAACGTTTTAAGCAGTTGCGCGTTGAATTTTCCAATCTAGATGAAAACGGCAATGTCATTGGCCCCATTGTTAAAACTGTTAATTGGAAACCATTGGCTACAAACTTGTTGACGTTTAAAACTTTATTATACTGGCTTGTCCCCGTTGCAAAAAATGTGAAAAAGGTTTATAACATCAGCTCAAAAGAAGACGCCGAAGAAATATTGGATATTGTTCCACTTTCTATTGATGAAGATGTGTCAGAAATGAAAACCATTTTTGATCGTTATAGATCCAATGACACTCCATCAGAACAAAACAAATATTTCAACCTAATCGCAGAGCTTAACCCTTATTTGACACCATTTAATGAGCCAAACTCAGAAACCTCGTTTGACGTTATTAATAGTGTATCTATTTCAAATGATCTTAGCGCAATTATTGACAACTTGAGCGATTTTAATTCTTCCATCGTTGAGAATGATATTATTAAAACAAAAAAGTTTGTCATGCAGCGTTACAATTTGGGAGTTAGCAGATTAGATGCGACGCAAATAACTGGCAAAAAGATGATTTCGCATCGTGTAAATATAACTCAGCCCGACGTTCTTGAATTGAAATCCATAGTAACTCTTCCAGAGCCAACTGTTCGCTTCTCTCACATTAATCTTCCAGCAACAAGCATTTATGAAAAAGCGAATTTAAATGACACCTTCGTAAATTACTGGCAACTTCTTAACGAAAATACAAGCGTCAACCGAGTTAACATTGATAATTTGGAAGAAGGTGTTGAGGCCTCTGAGAGAACATTCGTCAACAACATTAAAAATTACATTCTTATCAAAAACGAAGAAACGGATAAAATGCCGAATTATGAGATATACAAGAGGTTTTTACAGAAAATAGTTCCAAAAACTCGTGTTTTATTCAATTTAATGAAAAAATACATTCACGGCAAGCTTTCTCTCCACGATATTGTTGGATATTTGGAGCCTTTCTTGGTTTATTCAGACGATTTGACTTTTATGCAATATAAAGACATCAACTTGTTTTTACAAGAAAAAATATCAGAACAGTACAAACAGTTTAAGGAAAAAGAGCGCGAGTTTTCCACATTGAAGAAACGTGCCATGAACATTGGATTAAAAGCGAATGATTCCAAAATTGTCGGATTATTAACGGAAAAACAAAGTCAGAATGAAGTTTTACATAGTTACGACTACGATTCCAGCGATTTGCGCTTGACAAATTCAGAGATTCTTTGGAAAATGACTGCATCCGATTATTCAAAACTTTTCAATGACTCTCTCGCATTGGCGAATATGGGAACGATGATGCCAGAAAATATTAGTTCTATCATTGAAAACATTGAAAGAGAGAAGAACAAGCTTGAAGAAGACATTAAAGACGATGAAAAAGACAATAAATGCTTAACCATTGTCGTTGCAAAACAATATAAAACTCTTGAAGAAATCGCTGGCGACAATGACAAGATTACTTATTTTGATAAAAAGTACGACGATACTGCGTACGGAATTTTGGACGACTATCAAAAAGAACAGATTTCAATGGAGCCCGATAGATTCAATGAATTCTTAATTCAGAAACTTGTCGGAAAAAATAAGATACGACCAGAAGACGCGCCTTATATGGCGGAAACGTTAATAACTGGAATGAAACGCGTTGTTGACGGAAATTTCGCTATTATGTATGACTTGGCTCAAGACAAGCTTCTTTACTTTAAGAGAACTCATAACAGATGGCAACCCGATACAACGATTGACGAAAAAACGGCAGCGGCAAATCAATCATTGTTGTGCGATTTCCAAAAAGATTGTATGGAAGTTGACAAAAAATATAAGGCTATTTGCGAAACGCAGGATTTAAATAAAAAGCACATAACTGAAAATGCTCTCAAGGAAATTGTTAGTCAGTTTGACAAAAAATACGAGATGTCAAAAGATAAGCTTAGCGCGCTCTTGAACTCTAATTACGAATACGAATTGAGCATTATGGAAAAACTTCACAACATTTGGCACTCGCGGGTTTTTAAGTACAATGCTCAACAATTTAAACTCGGCATTGGCAATGACGATTTTGACAAAGAAACCGTTTTTTCGCCTTATTCTAAGCTAAGAGACATTATATTGGGTCAAACAAACATGTCTAAGAGACAAAATTATATTGTAAGGTTCGCCATTCGTTTTACGAGAGAACCCACTGCAGAAGAAGCTAGTTCTGAAGATGGAATCCACTGGAGATATTGCATTAAAACCGGCGTTAAATTGTTGCCAGCCTTTTTATATAAATTAGCTGTTTGTTGGGTTGAACACCCAGATGATTATTTGCGTGTTATTGACGAAGTTATTAAAGACTGTGGTAAAAAAAGCGACGATGGTGATTCTTGGGTTGATGAATACAGTGGTTACGTTATTCGCGCGATTGATTTTGACATTGACGAAGGTTATGAAGAAGGGTACAAGGTTAAAACTCGTGAAGTTATGGAGCAAGATTTGGGCGACGCGATTCTCGGCGCTTCGGGAAAACCTGTAGTAAAAAAATACACAACGCCCGAAACAAAAATGATGTCTAATATTATTAATGCATTGGCGGAACACATGGGAATTTACATAGAAGACCAGAAGGAATTCATTATTAAAATAGCATTGGAAACAATCCAAGGAGGCGCTCTTGTTTCTGAAGAAGATCATAAAACGCGCGTTGAGGAGGCCGCTAAAAAGGGCAAAAAACTCCCACCTTATATTGCAGTTTACAACAGCACCATCTTATATCTCACGTTAGGCGCTTATATTATAGGAGTTCAAACAGCGATTCCTTCTATTAAAACGCGCAAGACTTTTCCAGGATGCGTAAGATCATTTACAGGTTACCCATTTGAAGGCTCTGGAGATCTTTCTTCCGTTCAGTATTTATCGTGCGTCGCGCATCACCTTCGCAATTCATCGCATCCTTGGTCTGCTTTGATGAAAGTGAAAGATTCCGCTATTTCTGACAAAATTAAAGCGTTTATTGACACGTATTACATTAATAATTCCGATGTAGCCCAAAAGTTCAAGAATAAATTGGAATACTTGTTGGCGACGCCTGAAGAAGACATTCCTTCAGAATATGCATTAAATAAATGGACGCAGTTCTTGCCTCCTCTAGTTCCATTCAAACTTAAACCGATTTCCAATATCTCAGAAGAGTTCAAAAAGGAATGCCTTCGCAATTTTAAGAGTGGCGCTACTTGCCAAAGAGAGAAAATCTTAGTTATTAAATCAAAAATCATATTTTTCTCTTTCGCCCTTCAGGAATTAATCCAAAAGGTTGTTGATAGAAAGAAATTACTCTTAACAAACTCGGCGAAAGAACCATTCTTGGAAAACTCTTGCTGCAGTGAACGCGGTGGAATCAGCACGATTAAATATTTTATTGAAGAGGAGCCCGAAATAGTTGTTTATAACAAGATCGTGAAAGACTTGACGAATATAATTGAGGATATTGATGCTGTAACCAAGGCGCCTTTCTTCTTCTGCAGAGAGAATTCAAAGAACATTTATGCTCCATTAAGCGACCAATTCAACGACGAAACCATTTATCGTTCTTTCATTAAATTTTGCAGATTCAATTCAATTATTCCAATTAGCCCAGAATTAGATGCTATTTGCGGTGGAAAACCAGAGCACTTTTCTAAATCCGATTCTATCAGCGAAAAAATTAGAAAACTAAAGCAAGATGGTAAAAACTACAACAACGAATCTTTGTTGAGATTATTACAATTTGTTGATAGGAAAAACATAGTAAATGTGAATGTTGATAGCCCAGCGACAACTCAAATACAAAAAATGCGCAACATCCTTGAAGACATGGATAAGGAAGACAACGACGAAAAATCTGGTGCGGAAATTGTGCCCAAAGAATTGAGGAAAAAGATTGACTCCGCGTTAGACACGTTTGATATCGCTGTTACCGAAGACACTGAAGAAATGCGCTCTCTTAAAAATTATTTGGCTCGCGTTAACAGTGAAGTGAAGACAGAAATATATGATTTTATTAGCAAAAATAGCGGAGCTACAAAACGAAATCTTAGCGACGTAAAAGCCCTTTTAAATACATTCATGAAATGGGGTGAATGCTCCGAAGACGCTCGTAAAAACTCTATTTCCGACGAAAGCACCTATAACAATATCCAATTCGTTAAAAACTATATACACCAATTATTGGATGTATTGCCAGACACAATAATAAATAAAGTGGATTTCCAAAACGCGGTCAGTTTACCGAAGTATTGGAATTTATCTCAAAAGCACAACTCCGACATTAAAAATGTCATCGGAGAATATTATAAAGTGTTGAGACCATTCTACGACGACAAAACAGTCGCAAACATTTTAAGAAAGATTCCCGAGGTTTCTAAGAATTTAATGAGCCTCTCGTTGGATACGCCTTATATGACTGAAATTAAATACAAAGGCACAGATACATACGCCGTTTTTGACAAGAGAACTAGCGAACTCTTATTTGAGAATTATTTCTTGCAAACTCTCAACGCCTATAAAAACTTGGCAGAGGATAAAAATATGCTTGTAGTTAATGCCCCGAGCGACGAAGAAGACAGAGATATTGCTCTTACCATAGAAAACATGGAAGATGAAGAGTTGCATTTGTCATCCAAGTCAACGCCCACTCTTCTTCTTGGCAATATCAAAGACATGAAAATCCGTGTCTCCAAATTGCTAGTCGCTTATCTCACCATAATGTCTAATCACAAGGATATTGTGGATCTCAGTTACGACAAAATAATGGAGGTCGTGTTTAAAAGCAAGGAAAGAGAGAAGGACACGTTTACTGACAGACTTCAAGCGATGACCGACGAGGAGCGCGACGCCGACACCATTTTGAAGATAAATAAGTTGGGCGTTTGGAGCAAGGGTCTGCAAAAGGGTCTTACTACCTACGTTAAAGAAACATACGACGAAGAGCGCGATTATATGGAAAAAATCGCGGAGATTGAAACGTCGCTTAGAAAGAAGAAGAATGTGACAGACGGAAACATCAACCAATTCTTGGAAGATTATATGGAAGAAACCGACGCAGCAGAGGCCATTGATAAGGAAGAAAATGATATCGCTTGGTTCGCCGGCGACGACGCAGGAGAAGACTATTTTGGTGCGGAACAAGACAACGAAGATTGGCAAGAACGAGACTAACTGAAAAAAAGGCACTACGCCCGATTAAATAATTTGATAAAAATATATCTAATTATTATACATATATAGTAAACAACATGAATTCAATGTATAGATCCTATATTTCAAAAAATGTAACGCTTGTTAGCATTCTTCTATTTTTAGCGGTTTTTGTTACGATCCAAATTGGCAAACCCGCATTTTTATACAAAGACGATGGAAGCATCCGAGATTTTGGCATTGGTTATCGTAATAAGACTATTCTTCCTGTTTGGCTTTTAGCTATTGTTTTGGGCATTCTCTCTTACTTGTTCGTCTTGTATTATTTATCAAGACACTCCATGTTTTAACGTATAACATACACGAACTATAATGTGTATGTTATTCATATTCACATAATATAAAATATCATTCTTTTAATACGTGTAGATTTTTGAATTTTGTTTATCGGTCGCAGCGTTTATTTTTGATTCCGTCTTTAAGTATTGTTCTTGGTTTTGTTGCATTGTAGCTACATCTTGGCTGCAAGGTCTGCTCATAATGTTGTATTGAGTAATAGAGATCAATAATATCGCGGTGTAAATATACCAGAGCGCTTCTCCTACGTTATCTCTCATAACAACAACGTCTAATAATTGTTGCTTCATTTCCGGCGCACCCACTTGGTATTGTTCCTTCATTAACGGAACCAACATCGCCCAATATTCCATGAAATTTGACGGAACTATCTGATTTATCAAGATAGACATATTTCCGCTTAATTTGACAATGGCTTCAGCAGCGCTCTTGAGGCTGTTTATTTTTTCCGGTTCCGCACCCGTTGTCGCCGCGGAGTTTATCGCTTGATTGAGATCAGTATTCACCAATAATTCGGATAAAATGTTATTGGCCGAGTTTGACACAGCAAAATAACCAATCACGTTTGAAAATGCCGATTTAAACCCGGGAAACATCATTAGAGCAGCGATTACGCCTCCAAAAATAAATATCCAAGGAATCAATGTCATCAAGAATGCCGAGCCGATGTTTTGCAATAAACTACCCCCGCATTTATTCACCATTACGCTCGCATTAACGGCGACTTGGGTCAAAACAATAAACAAAAAATAAATAAACAGAGACGTGTTGTTGCTGCTACTATAAGCCGCGTATTCTGATCCAGTCGGGTCGTCAAATGCAGACGCGTTAAGCTTAGGTTTTAAGGCCAAATAATATAATAATGTTATGACTACAAAAATTAATAGAGAAAAAAAAGAACTGTCCATATAGTTATTGTGTATAATTTTTTTAGTTATTATACATTATTATATTAATTGTTAGGCGATAATAAATATGAACATTGATAGTTTTACTAAACCTACTTTAATAGAGCCTGGAGTAAAATACTTTTTAAGCGAAACTTTAAAGCAGTGTAGAATTTTTAAAAATACTTACAACAACATGTTAATTAACATTTCTCTCGGGATCGGATTTTTGGTCATTTTAGGCATAATTCTTTTTTTCAAGTATAAAGGAAAACTGACGCCGGTTGAAAAAGACATGAAAAATAGACAAAAACAACAATATATTTTATCTAAGATTCAGAATTTTCAAGAATCTAAACAACGTGCTAGCCAGCAGCTTATTACAGGGTTGCCTCATTGGGATACTGAATATGATGTAATTCACCGAAAAATTAATGGGAAACAAGTTTATCAATAGAAAACCGAAAATAGAAAATGGAAAATAGGAAAATAGAAAACTGTAAAATACAAATTATAATATATAATTATACTTATACATTATAAGAAGGATGAATAAAAATGAAGAAGAAGAAAAACGCGACGCAGAAAAACGCAAATTTGTTGACAGTTTGAATCAATATTTTAGATACAAAGACAAATACGAAGAACTTATTAAAAAAGAGAAAAACACAATTGTCAAAATGGCCGGTCTAAGTTGGGGCGAAAAGAGATCAGAGTTCGCAAAAATTAAGCCTAAATGCATTAATTGCAAGCGACCTGTTGGCTCCATCTTTTCCACTAAAGTTGACGGAGACGGGAGACATGCTATTGCCATTTGCGGAGATAGGAAAAACCCATGCCCTTTCAACATTAATATTAACTTGGGTTTAGTTGAAAATATACGCGACAACCTTGAAAGCGACGAAAACTCGCTCAATGAATATAAAAGAGAAGTCATCGTTGATAAAAACGACTTATTGTTTGGCTACATTAACGCTGAAGAAGCTGTGGAACGATTTGATAAAATTAAGGAGAAGGTTACCGAGTTTACCAAGGTCTATGAATTCACGCTTCAAACTTATTTAAATGTTGTTGATAATGAAGAAAAAAAGGCTGAACTTAAAACTTTGCAACTTGAATTTTACAACAATTTGGATAATTTCAATTCAATGGTAAACCAATACAATTCTACGCAAAACACTCAGCTCATTGTTGATGCCGTTGATTTATACGTGAATACGATGAACCCTCGCGCTAATGAAATAATGAAAAAAAAATACGCTTATAACAATGTTGAGTACAATGAAGACGATAACACATTTCATTTAATTCAAACGCCCATTACCGCTGAAAATTTGGAATGGGATCTCGCCGACAATGGTCAAAAGGTAATGTCATTTAAAACCGGGGTGGAACAAGAGTCGTCAAAAAAGAGGGCGGTGAAAAACGTTGCATTTTCTCCTGCTATTCCTAGCATTAAATCAAAAAATCGCGATGAAGAAGGAGAAGACAATGATTCAAAATTCAAATTGAAACCTCAACTACGAATTCAAGAAGAATCAGAATCAGAATCAGAATCAGAATCAGATTTGGAATCGGAAGAGGGGTCTGATTTGGGATCGGAATCTGACAACGAATCTGAAACTCAAGAGAGAAGACCATTGCCAAAAATAAGAATACATCCGAATTTGCTTTCAGACGGGTCAATTGCTGCAACGGAAGCCAATCGCCTCAAGTACAAAATAGAACTTGTAAAAGGTGAGTTAATTGCAACAGATCCACAAACAGGTGAAACTTACAAAGTTATCGCAGGTCAATAGCTAAATCCATGGTTCAAAATAAATAAATCTTGGAAAAATAATATGCGCAATAAGTATAAAGCATGATTTCAAAATTTATTAATATTCCAGTATTTATTATTAGTTTAGCGATTGGTCTCTTTTTTGTCTATATTTGGGGCCCAGAATTAAAAACAATATATGTTTATCCCACTCCTGAAAATACTGGAAAGGTTCAATATAAAGATAACGCGGACAATTGCTTCGTTTATGAAGCGAGCGAAGTTGCGTGCCCAGCGGATGAATCCAAGATAAAAACTGTGCCAGTTCAAAACGGGCAAAGCGATGATGGGTTGCAATAATGGAATTTATATATATTATATTATTATTACCTATATAATATATAAATGCATTTGGGGAAATTTTTTCACACGGAAAGCGGCAAATATCTAATGTCTATTATATTGGGTTTTGGTCTAGCGACATTATTTAGAAGTGCTTGCAAGGGCAAAAACTGTTTAATTATGAAAGCTCCTCCATTAGATGATATTAAAGACAAGGTTTATAAGCACGAAGATAAATGTTATAAATTTAAACCAGTTACAACAAAATGCGATGCCAATAAGAAAAACGTGGATATGCAATAACACTTTTAAAAAAGTACCACAGGTAGAACCCATTTTGTGATACTTTTCTAAAAAGTATCTTTGCGATTCTTTTCTGAAAGTATCTTCTTTATACTAATTATATGTCTTCTGATACAACTAGTATAATGGATCTACCAACTGACCCCACGGGTGGTGGCAGCATTGGTGGAAATGTATCCCTCTCTGTAAATGAAAAAATAGCACCCAATCAACACACCGTCGGCGGGCCGGGAGGGGTTTCTTTAGACCAAACTACGATAAATCAAATCGTGAGTGGTTTACAGCAAGCCAGTTCCACTGGAGCAACTCAACTTCAGTCTAGAGATATTCCTCGTAACACTGAAAATATATCCCAGGATCCTCAAGTTCAGCCCAATTATATACCACCACCAGCATCTAATGCCGATTATATCACAGAAGAAGATGAAAATGAAGATATCATTAAAAACTACAATAAAAACGCGCAATATGGAGATAGTTTGGATCAACTTTACGACGAGATTCAAATCCCATTATTAATTGCGGTTTTGTATTTTTTATTTCAATTGCCCATTTTTAGACGTTATTTGTATAAGTTTTTCCCTGCGTTGTTTTCAAAAGATGGAAACGTAAATTTATACGGGTTTTTATTCACGAGTGCTCTATTTGGAATGTTATATTACACGTTGTCAAAAGTTATGACACATTTCAGTAAATTCTAAGATTAACGTCACGTTTTTAGTTGGTTGTCGGATACACATTCATTGGCACAACCGTTTTTAAGTTTTGTTTTTTGTATCCAAATGCATAATACAAAACGCTGTCTAGAAAAGACAATGGTTTTATTGTGGCACCAACAATTATGCAACGCATTAGTTTTTCCTCGTCAAAAATAGCATTAGTCAAATTGGCGTTTGTGAAATTTGTTGTTGGGTCTAGTCGTGCATTATATAGATTCACGTAAGATAAATTAGCGCCTTCAAAGTTTGTCTTGTATAATTTTGCGTTGCCAAGATTCGCGCCTCTTAAATCAGCTCCTGAAAAATTTACATAAATTAAATTTGTGTGCGACAAATTCGCGCTTGTCAAGTTCGCATTATTCATCATTGATCCTTGTAAATTTGCATATTGAAAATTCGTTTTTTTTAGATTGGCGTTTCTCATTTTTGACCCATTGATTTGCATGCGGGAAAAATTAGTATGCGACAAGTCAACGTCTTGCATAAAACTAACACTGACCTTTTTACTCTTAATTAATCTTCTCAGTTTTCTTCTTTTTAAATAAGCGGACACTTGTTCAAACATTTTTTGCAATGGTTTTTCATTATATATGTAGCATCATCTTTATATTCTTTTTTCGGATTGGGTTTACAGATAAATGTTAAAAAGAAAAATTGAAGAGAAAAATATATAAAAATAGCAAGACACATAAAATAACCACTAATCGCAGTAAATGCCAAATTCGGATATAACGAGAGTATTAGACGAAATTAAAAATAACAAGCGATTTGAACGATTTAGGCTAGCCAATGTTATTGCTCACGTTGCTGTCATTGTTTATAGAGGAAAAATAATTGCAAGTGCAGTGAATCGCATTGGTTATCGCAGAGAAGATAGTCAGAGTTATTACAACACTTATTTGCACACAGATAGGAATATGCACGCTGAAGAAAATGTTGTTAGAACCTTGGGGAATTATAATAGAATGAAAGACGCTGATATGTATATTATGCGTTTCGGCCGCGGGCAGAATAATGGGGGCTACGTAAACTCTAAACCTTGCGCAAAATGCGAGTGCTTCTTGAATAAATGTATGAGAGAATATAAACTGAAGCGCGTATTTTATACATCGTAACATTTACCGAAAATGTATTAAACCTTATTTTGGATTTAATATATTTGATACGCGAAATTTATGATGCGATTTGATTTAGCTGATGTATTACAAACAACATTTAATGATTCTGTAAAAATTTCTCTCTTTCAAAGAATGAAAACTGGAAACCCGTTGATTGACGCCATTTTTTCAACACTCGGGTTTGTTTTTTTTAGTTATGCGGTTAAGCTACTTTATGATCACGACGTTCTTAATCGGCCGTGGAACATAGATATTTGCGACACTGTGCGATCACTATTTTTTAAGAAATATTCAATCACGTATGAAGGCAAAAGATGTTCTAGTGTTGGCACTTACAACCTTTATCCAGTAGTTTCGTCTTGTTTTACAGACGCATTTAAAGCTCTATGGGAAGACATTTTGGGTACTATGGACGACAATGAAACGATTCGTGAATTAAAAGAGCTTTATACAACAATGGATAAATTTCGCGATAAAGACGACGACGATGATGACAATGATATGTACATAGTATCTCAAAAAAAGCCGTTTTTATATAAAGCCGACCTCAAGATATATGCCATTGCAGACTTTTATACCGAAGATTCTGGCGGCAGTGAAAAAGAAAAACAAACAACCAAAACGGATAAAATTACATTGACGCTTTATTCATACGAAACGAATACATCTGGCATTAAGAATTACGTTAACAAATTGAAAGATAAATATATAAAAGCCATTGAAGAAAGTCGTAATAGCCAAAAATTTGTTTATACTTTAGTAAAAACCAAATACGAGGATTATAAATATGAATGCTGGAGTGAATATCCTTTTGATAGCACTCGCACCTTTAAAAATATGTTCTTTGAAAACCAAGAACAAGTTATAAGTAAAATTCAGTTCTTTCTTGACAATAAAGAGTGGTATTATGAAATGGGAATACCTTATTCGCTTGGGATTGGGTTGCATGGACCACCGGGAACCGGAAAAACTTCTTTTTTCAAATGTTTGGCGAATATGACTGGGCGTCACATTGTTATTCTATCGTTGAAGCTTATTAAAACAAAGAGACAACTGGACGACTTCTTTTTTGAGGATAGATATAACTCTAATAATAAGGTTCATAGCGTGGGGTTTGATAAAAAGATTATCATTATTGAGGATATAGATTGTCTTGGTGATATTGTATGGAGGAGAGAAGATGCCAAGGATGCGAACGGAAAAAAGAATGGAAAGAAATTAAATTTGAACGCGTTGTCGCCTTCTTCAAAAGTGAACGTGGCGGATGTGATTCAAACTTTTGTTGAAGCAAATGAAGAACAAAACAAGCTTTTGACCGCTGTAACAAAAACCACGGAAGATGATCCGATTACATTGGACGATATTCTGAATCTATGGGATGGTCTTAAAGAGACGCCAGGAAGAATCCTAGGTATTAGCAGCAATCATTACGACAAGTTGGACCCTGCATTGATACGACCAGGTCGCATTGATATTACTTTGAAACTTGATAATGCGAGTCATAATATCATTCGTAAAATGTATAAAAGATATTATAATGCGGGCGTTGACGAGAGAAAACTTAAAAAGATAAAAGATAAATTCTATTCTCCCGCTGAAATTATAAATTGTTACGTTATGAATAAGAATGATCCCACCGAATTTATCGCGAGGTTACAAAGAAACGAGAAATTCTAGTTTCGGCATATTTAGATATACTGTGTTGGGTCAAAATTGCACCTGAAGCAATCTTGATGAAAGTTGAATTGCCCACCGTGTTCATAATGCGTTTTTCCGTCTTCCACCGCGTACATTGGATAAACTAACGCTCTATTTCCTTCTTTTGTAATCGCCCAATCTGAGCAAAAAGGCGTTAAATTTAATTCGGGGTTCAACGATTGAACTGCGTATCCGTCGTAATATTTGTCTATTAAAGCCTTGGCGTGAGTGCGAGACAACATGTACATCTGAGCGCCCCACAAATCATTTGGGTAGTTGTGATATTTGCGAGGCCTCTCTCTCTGGTTTTCTGGAGGAAACACGTGCTTGTCATGAAATCCATAATGATGGCTTTCTACCCCATAATAAGTGAGAAATCCCAATAATAATAAATCTAAATTCATCTCTTTGAAATCAGCAATAAGCGCAGGAACATCGTTAGCCAAATCCTTATCTATGTATATATCATCTTCGCAGAAAATGCCGTATTCTTTATCGGATTCAGTGACAAATTTATATATCATGTCAAAATGACCATAAGTGTAAGACCATGTCTTCTTCTCAAACGCATGGGTTTCCGCTGGAACGCTTATTCTAGGGTCGTCAAACCCAACGCCATCGTAAAAGTTCACATCAATATTTAACTTGGCAAACCTTTCGGCTATTGCAGTTTTTCTCTCTTCATTTTTGTAAGACAAACAATAAAAGGCGCATAAGTCATTTGCAGGATTTGACATAAATATAAGAATTTTAAGTCTTTATATTTATTTCAACGTTCGTTATAATTCGGTATATTTGTTGTTCAAAGATGTATAATAGCCGACCAAATTTAAAAATGCATCTTATAAAAAGTTATATCCAAAATTTGATGTTGAATTTACCGAAAAAAAACAACAACAAACCCAACAACAAAAACAAAACCACAATAGAAGAGATAAACGTGGTATTAGACGGAGGAATATTTAACGGAAGCTATTTAACCGGCGCCCTCTATTTTCTCAAAGAGATGGAGAAACAAAATTATGTGCGAATCAATAAGATTTCTTGTTGTAGTATTAGCTCGGTTTGCGCTCTCCTTTATTATGTAGACGCGCTGGATTTAATGACCGAAATGTATAATATAATTCTAAAACAATTTAAAGAGCGCCACAACTTGAACGCCATTGACGCATGTTTTGATAAGATTCGCGAGAGAATTTCGTCTGGTGGGGTACTTTGCGATAGTTTAAAAAATCGGTTATTTATATCTTATTATGACGTTAAAAAGGGCAAAAAGATTGTTATGCGGAAATATAGGAACATTGACGAAGTTTTTGAAACTATTAGAAAATCGTGTTTCGTTCCTTTTGTTGTAGATGGAAATATGTTGCATAAAAAACGTTTTTTTGACGGAATAAACCCTTATATTTTTCCGGCGGAAACTAATAGGAAGACCTTATATATTGATTTGTTTGGTGCGGATAAAATAGGTCATTTATTCTGCGTCAAAAATGAAAAAACGAATTTTCATCGCATATTGGCAGGGGTCTTAGACATTCACTTATTTTATATTAAACAATGCGCCGGAACTCAGATGTGCAGTTATGTGAATAATTGGTCTTTATATAATACATTTCGCAACCGAGTTTTAAAATGGTTCGTTGAAAAGTGTTTGGTTTATATAATTTATTTTATTGTGTATTTGAAGAGCTTTGTTCCCGATGAGGCTAGTGGGCATATTATTTTTAAAGTTTTATCAAAAATAATAAAAGATTTATACATAGTTTTGCTTGAAAATTATTGTTTTTAGATAAATAGGCCGCCTCGGCCTCGTTTTTTCGTACTAGTGTTTCTTGTTTTAGTTGATTTTTTTGTTTTTTTTAGTTTTATTGTTTTTGTTTTTCTATTGGCGGATTGTTTTTTTTCCTTTTTATCCATTTCGTCCGCTGGTCTATATCTTAAAAACCACTCTTCGTACTCGGAATCCTGCTTTTTCTTGTGCTCTTTTAATTCTTTAAACTTTTCCGCCTTTTCTGCGCGCATTTCCTCCACGGTTTCTTGATGACCATAGCAGCTTATGCTAAACCTTCGTAAAAGGCCCTTTTGTTGTAGACGATTTTTCTGTTGAACCTCAAATAAGAACTGAGCCATGCAAACGATTCTCTCTGTATCGTAATAGTTGCGATCTGAATATAAAAATGCGAGATAGAAACTCAACATGGTGTCAATTGTTGCTATTTTCACGGGTTGTTTATCAACCGTTATTATATTATAACTATGGCACGCAATGGGCTTATAAATAAAGGCAATTGTGTCGGCGCCTATCAGCAGTTGATAATGAGGCGCAACAATTTCGCCAATTTCTTTTCGCTTTATTATCTTAACATTTTTGAACCCTTCATCGTTAAGACGCTCCTTTAAAATTTCAGCCGTCTTTTTGGGGTCTTCGGATAAAACATCAAAATCGGGAATCTTTTCTAGCTTGTCGTGTAAACGCTTTGGCATATAATGCAAATAGAGAGAAATCGCGTATCCGCCAAAAAACACAACGCCTTGGTTAATAAACGAGTTTCTCACAGTTTCAAATATTTTATCCTCGTCTTCTTTCTTTACCATTTCTCTTTGGAATGGCTCTAATTCGTCGCAATGCTGAGATTTCAATGGGTAGTTTTTGTTGAGCAACGTTAAACGCTTTAATACCTTTTCCCATCTACTTACATCTCCCGCAGGGCGAGAAAGTTCTAAATACATTGACATTCTAAGGTAATTGGGGGGCGCGTATAAGATTCCATCCACCTTTATCGCTTCTTGCTTAACATATTTGTATATCTCTTTGTGTAAAAACGTTATATCAGCAACTGGTATAAAATTCACAAAGACCTTATATGTGCCTTTGTGTTGACCAGACTTGGCTTCAACTTCTAAAAACCCGGCTTTCACATAATCGTCTGTTAGCTCTTTGCTATCTTTTAACGCGTTGGGAGAGAAAAAATCGTAGTCGGGTATTTCCACTTCGGTGTTATAAAACTGATCCTGCTTCGGCAAAATATTGTTTATCGCTGTGCCTCCATAACATATCACTTTCTTACGTCTAATGAAATTCTCAACAATATTGATAATCTTTTTAACTTCTCCTGAATTTGCGACGGCTCTTCCGGATCTTTCCTCGGCTTTATCCACTGCCGCTCTTAATATTGCCAATTCGCATTCCTGGAAATCCATTGATTTATCGCATATATTTTTCATTTGTCTTGTGTCTTATATTATTCGGAGAAAAATATAAGATAAATAGAAAAAGAAATGGAAAATAGAAAAAGAAATAGAGAATAATAGAAAATAATAGAGAATAGAAAAAATAAAATTGAAAAGTATTTTTAAAAATTTGAACAGTGTAAAACCAAATTAGTGGAAAATGAATTTGTCTCGTGTTTGTTTCTTCATCATTGCAAATGCATCCATTATTAATGGAATGTCAGTTATGGCTCGCGCTTCAGTTGTCGCAAGAGTGAGTGGCCGAAGGCAGAGAAGAGCAGAGGTGCGTTACGTTGAATTACAGAAGAAAAGAAAATGCGATTATGTGAAAAAGTTGTTTTCCGCTATTCCAAATGAGTGTGTGGCTGCTCCAATCAACAATGTTTATGATGTATATTCTTACAAGACGCAATTGTGGGAGTTTCATGAAAAGGAATGCTCGCCAAAAGAGTTGAATATCGTTGAAAGCATTCTAGCGTTTCTTGCAGCCTGTCTAATATTCGCGTTTATTTTGTTACCCGCGGTTATGGGTTAGACAGAGGTGTAATAAAATTCTTAGGCTCTCCAATTACTTTCCCACTGTGATTCTTTTTCTTTAAAAAATAATGGTTCCAGAATTTTCGTGTATTATAAAAATCTTTTTTATGAGCGCCAGACCATTTGCTCGCAGAGCATTTCTTAGGATCGTTCTTTGCTCCCATGGTGAACCAATTTTTGTTTGTTTTTCTTAAACTACATTCACATATCGCCTTTTTGGGGTCTTTTGGATGAACTACGCATTTATGATTCAAGCAGTCAGACCATTCTGTGTTTTTGGGGCATTCTGTTATTCTTTTACCATCTTTCATTTCATTAATGGAGAATGTTGAATAAATTCGGCGAGTTCCAGAACGTGTTTTATGTGCTTTTAAAGTGTTACAAGGTTTTGTTGCGAAATTATAACCTGTTTCAACCGTGCATTTGCAACTTGTTTTTCCCGGTTTGTTTGGGATTTTTTTACAAGGAGCTGAAGTACATAAAGCGTACCTACTTTTGCAAATTGTTAACCGTTTTTCTTGTTTTCTTGTTTTTTTTGTTTTTTTTAAGTTGCTGTTATTTTTTCTAGTTTTTGGCATGAATGCGTTATTGTTATATTATTGTATTATAAAAAATTAAAAATAATACAATAAGTTTTGGTCGGGGGTTCTAAATGTTGAACGCGTAATAATCGCTCTTTACACTTCTCGTTTGGAAAGAGAGTGCAGGGTTTTGCGGCGCAGGTGCTTGAACAACCACGGGAACATATCTTAATTTCTCAGGTTTCAAGGCAAACGCGTATCCGGATTTATCAAAAAACGCGTTATTTTCCTGTAAATTCGCGTCATTCTTTTGATACATCATAGCGATCATTTGACAGCCCGTTTCTCTGCAAACTATTGCTCCAGGATTTGGTGGGTTTGTTCCCACATCTGGCATTGATATACTCATGCTTTGTTTGTTATATTCTTGAAGCTCAGATAAATCGGGCGTATTTTTAACGTCATAGTAACGCAATGCACGCATAAAAATAGAGTTGCTAGTCATATTTACATATTCGTAAAAATCATGGCAATCCATGAAAGAGTTGTTGGATTTATCAACAATCAAAACGATTGTCTTCTTTTTATTCAAATCTAACAAAGGAATGTTGCCAAAATTAGTTCCATTTTGCTCAAAGCTATATTTGGGGCCTAAAAAGAACTGTTCGTAGTGCTTCAATAAATTGGCAAAATTTTGGTACATCTTTTGATTTGCGCTCTTAAATCGCAGATGAATTATGATTGGATCATTTGGGTTAGGAGCAGTACTCGCGGCGAAGGCGTAATTTGTTATAATATTCATTACTTCTGAAAATGGCACAGAGTTATAGGTTTCCTTAATATAATTGCTATCAACGGTTGACGTCGCAACCACGGGTTGGTCATCCATTGAAAAAATCTCAAAATCCAATCCTCGGGCACCTTGTTTTAAAACGTCTTTTAGGGCGCACGTTGAAACATAATCGTTTTTATAGGTTCCTGGGCTACAGCAGTTGTAAGCCGTCTTTATGTAATAGTCTTTAAATGCATATTTGCAATTGGGGTCAGAGGAATTCAACGATTTAATTGAACCATTCAGGGTTGAAAACGATTTGTCCATGGCGGAACACTCGCGGCTTAGCAGATTTCTCATATGGAAATAATACCATAATGCGAGTATTATAAATAGGATTATCATGCTAAACAATATTTGTGTGACGAAATCTTCCTTAAGGTTTTTAACCATATCTAATAAATTGTTTGTTTTTCTACCAGCGTCCATGTTTATGTGTTTGTCTATTATATTATGTTATAATAATTAATGAAACAAAAACAGTTAAAAATATAAATTTATCTGTATAATATATCTAAAATATGGCCGGAGGATTAATGCAATTAGTCAGCGAAGGGCAACAAAACATTATATTAAACGGCAATCCATCAAAAACTTTTTTTAAAGCAACGTATGCCAGGTATACCAATTTTGGTATGCAGAAATTCCGCGTTGATTTTGACGGATCTAGAACATTGCGTTTAAATGAAGAATCCAACTTTACTTTCAAAATACCTAGGTACGCTGATTTGCTTATGGATTCTTATGTTAGTGTTGAGTTGCCGAATATTTGGAGCCCCATCATGCCACCAAACACCGACACAACGACGCAAGAAAACAACGCTGGCATTTGGGTGCCTTATGGATTTAAATGGATTGAAAATTTGGGAGCACTAATGATATCACAAATAACAATCACTTGCGGAAACCAGACATTACAGGAATATACAGGAGAATATATTAATTTGCTCGTTAAGAGAGAATTTGGCGGAACCAAACAAACTTTATTTGATAACATGACGGGAAATACTAGTGCGTTGAACGATCCTGCTAACTATGGGGCTCGTGTTAACTCGTACCCGAATGCGTATTATGCTGGAGCTTCGGGGAGCGCCGAACCATCAATTCGCGGCAGAATTTTATATATTCCAATCGGTAGTTGGTTTAACTATAAGACGCAAATGGCGTTTCCTCTAGTGGCGCTTCAGTACAACGAGTTACACATTAATATTACAATGCGACCAATACAGGAGCTTTTCAGGATTCGCGACGTTTTTGATGCAGCAAATAACTATCCATACGTCGCCCCCAACTTTAATTTATGGTATATGCAATTTTATAGATTTTTACAAACACCACCTTCCGTCGCTCTCGCTCTAGAAGATTACGATGATACTCGTACGCTTTGGAACGCCGATATACATTTAAATTGCACTTACTGCTTTCTTTCCAATGAAGAATCGCGATTGTTTGCTCTTCAAGAACAAAAATATTTGTTTAAACAGGTTAGAACTCAGAAGTTTTATAATGTTACAGGAAGTAATAAGGTGCAATTGGATTCGGTTGGCATGGTTTCAAATTATATGTTTTATTTCCAAAGAAGCGACGTCAATTTGCGCAACGAATGGTCTAATTATTCAAACTGGCCTTATAATTATTTACCTTATGACATTACACCAGCACCAACAAACGGTTATTATCCAATTACGAGATATAACCCCGATGGTTCCACGACTACTGTATCCATTGGCCCAGGAGTGAACGCAAACGGCGACTTAACGGGATGGTATATTAGCGGCAATTATAATTTGGAAAACCAAAACTCTATTTTGACTTCCATGGGCATTTTGTTGGATGGATCTTATAGGGAAAACGGGCAACCCTACGGTGTTTATAACTTTATTGAAAAATGGTTGCGAACGGATAGCAATTTACCTGACGGTGTTCTTTTCTATAGCTTTGGAATGAAAAACTCACCATTGGATACACAACCGGCTGGAGCCATTAACATGAGCCGTTTCACTACAATTGAGTTGGAATTTTCCACTGTTATTCCAACGGTTGATCCTTATGCACAATCGTTGGCCATTTGCGATCCCGCGAATAAAACTATTATTGGCATTAATAAACCCACGTGGAGAATTTATAATTACAACTATGATTTGACATTGTTTGAAGAGCGAATCAACTTGATTACCTTTGTCGGAGGCAATTGCGGGCTAATGTATGCCACGTAAACCTCGCGTTCTTGTTTTACAATATTTACTGCAAATATTGTGAAATTTTGGTGTTTCATAGTTTAGTTTGCATGGTCAAACGTTTGAGTCGGTAACTGAACTTATAAATATTTGGTTTCTCAGTAAGGGAAGAAAATCACTGTTTTTAAGGGTCCAAAAGTGTTTACAAAAGTCAAAAATGGACAAAAATAAATGTCCAAAAATGAGAGAAGCCAAATATTTCCTGGAAAAGGGGTGAAAATTTCGCCTGTCTGACTGGAATGCTGTAAACACAAAAAATTTAATCCAAAAAAGTGTTACGATAAAATAAAAAGTATTTTTGGGAAAGGGTTTAGGCAGATTTTCGGTTGCTAATATATAGCAATGAACGGCAATAAAAACCTGCCAGAAATCTGCCATAGATTTTATTGTAAAACGTGTGACTACGGAACGTGTAAGAAAAGTAGCTACAATGATCATATTTTGTCATCTAAACATTTAAAATCAATGAACGTCAATAAAAATCTGCCAAAATTCTGCGCGCAATTTGTATGCAAAAACTGTGACAAAATATACAAAGACAACTCTGGATTATGGCGGCACAAAAAAAAATGCACTGTTAAAGAAGAAAATGAAAATGTAATAATTCAGGACGATGAAGTTTGTGGGATTAAAGATTCAAATCAACTAGAATTAATTACTGAATTGTTTCATGAACAGCTCAAGGAAAACAAGGAATTAAAGGAATTGCTAATTGAACAAAATAAAAAACTTATAGAACTTGCTGAAAAGAGCCAGGGCCAAATTACCAATATCACAAACAATACTAACACAAACAACTTCAATTTACAGGTTTTCTTAAATGAGAAATGCAAGGATGCCCTCAATATTATGGAGTTCATTAATCAGTTGCAGTTAAACACCTCTGATTTGGATATGGTCGGTCGCGTTGGGTATGCAGAAGGAATCTCCAAAATCTTTATACGCGGTCTTAAGGAGCTGGATATATTTAAAAGGCCACTTCATTGCAGTGATTTAAAGAGGGAAGTAGTCTATGTAAAAGATAAGGATTCTTGGGAGAAAGATTGTGAAGACAAAAAGACAATGAAAAATGCTATAAAATTCATCGCCGCTAAAAATTTCAACATGATAAATGATTGGATAGAAGATAACCCAGAATACAATGATTATGATTCCAAAAAGCACAAGGAATATCACAATATCATATTAAAAGCGTCGGGTGGCGCAACGCCAGAAGAAGACGAGAAGAATTATAACAAGATAATCAGAAATGTAGCTCAGGAAGTCACCATTGATAAAGCAGAAACTGCAAAACTGCAATAATATATCCCGAAATGGTCTGGATATATTATTTTATTTTTTCTTATTTGTTGTTAGTTCTTAGTTGTTCTTAGTTGTTCTTAGTTGTTCTTAGTTGTTCTTAGTTGTTCTCACTTGTTTTTGACTTCTATAAAAACGCGTTTGCAGCCAATGGCCCATTATCATTAAATTCGCCGGACAAAGAAGGTCTCTCGGGATATTTAACTGTAAATTGTGACGCTGTTGGAGTGTATCGCTTGTCGTATAATTCCATTCCACTATCAAACGCATTTCTCCACGTATTTACTCCCTGAAAATATTGCGGAGCATTCGTGCTAGGTTTATTTATAAGTTTGGCCTGAGTACCAATGTCAGTAGTCAAAGTGGAATAAGTCGGCGTTTCTTGCGTAGTGAGTTTTCCGGCATCATTTTGACCGCGAATGTCGTGATCATCTAACGTGCGCTCTTCGTGAGCAAATCGTTTTGTCTCAGGATTGCACCCAAAACAATCAATATCAGCACTGCATTGTTCTCCGGTTAAAGAACACCTATTATTTGGCCCGCACATATTCTGGCAGCTCGTCGTCGTTGTTAAAGGCAAGTCAACGGTATGGTTCGTAGAGTCAAGTTCAATCCTATTTGTATATTGTTCAATAATATACCTCTTTTTTATTAAATAATCCCCCCACTGAATAATTGCGACAAATAACATCAATACTATAAATGACCAAAAAAGCACTGTTAGTTTATTCATATGTTCTATATATAATTGAATAAGATAAAAATAATTCAAGCGACTTTTTTAGCAAGTTGTCAATGAAATTTTTATATCATTTTATTATAGTATGTCAGACACATCAATAATAGATGATAAGAAAAAGCAGCAAAGCCCAGATCAAAAAAAAGAGTTTTATAATTTCTTTATCGGTATATTTACGAGGTTAATAACAATAGGAATCCTCGTTTTAATAGGCGCATTGTGTTTATATTCAGGCAAGGTCGCCCAAACAAACATTCTACCAACTTGCTTGTCTTTTGCCCCATATACAAAAACCCCGCCCCCAATTAAAGAGATTCCAGTAGATATTAATATTTTCAAAACCGAAAAAGGCGTCTGGTCAACTAAACTTGAGTTTCCATTAGATGAGAATTTTAAAACGATAAACAATACTCTAGGAGTTTTGCAGAATTTGGCAAATGGCCCCAATTCAAACGTTTTTAAATTATATATCGCAAAAACATTGCAACAAATAATCACGTGCAACTTCTCGGTGGTCAATACTGTGAACAATTTTATGAACTCAATGTTATCGGAAACGTGGTTTATATTACTTGCGCCATACATTTTGTTTTTTACGACCATTGCAACAAGTGTTATAAACACATTCTATATATTTTTGTTGTGGTTCTACAACATTTATTTATTATTCAGCGAAAAAACTACGGATAACGCGGGCAATACAACTTGGAAAGACGGTGAAATGTGGGGCATGTTTAATTGGTCTTGGGCTCTAATGTATATTTTTGCGTTTACCATCTTGTTTTTCATAGTTGGAATGGGTTTCGTCATTCCTGTAACGGCCTTTTTCGTTTCTCTCTTTTGCGCGGTATTCCCATTATTTATGAAGTCAAAGAACGAGGAAACGGGGAAATCGTACGGTCTTTCAGAAACCATTAAAAATGTCTTCAAGTATAAATTAAATATTATTATGATCTTATTGTCGTTGTACGTGATTTTATCAGCGAATAGCAATTTCGGAGGATACGCGGCATTTGTGGCAATTTTGTCGTGCATCATATTGTATTTCTTTTCTTCTGTGTATCATCCTTATATGCCAAAGGCGACAGATCACGCAACGTTTGGATTAGGCGACTATGTTCAAGCCGAAAAAATCTGCACTCCATTGGCGGCTATAAATAGAGAATCAACTATGTTTGAAAAGATTGGAAAATTGTTTGGAGGCGCGAAACGCGGGAAAAAATAAACCCAACAAAAGACAAAACACAACATAAATATATGAAAAAACACAACACAAATATACAAAAAAACACAACATAAATATACGACAAATATAATATAAAAAACTTATATTATATTCATCTACAAGAAAAAAATGGGAAAAACCAGTAAAGCTCCCCCCAAACAAAAAGAACTTCCGTTTGTGAGTATTTGCACGCCAACATTTAATAGACGCCCATTTTACCCGATAACTATTAAGTGTTTTGAAAATCAGACGTATCCGAAAGACCGAATGGAGTGGATTATTATTGACGATGGAACCGATAAAATAGAAGACCTAGTCTCTCATATACCGCAAGTTAAGTATTTTAAATACGATCAGCGCATGAACTTGGGGAAAAAGCGTAATTTAATGCACGACAAATCAAAGGGCGATATTATTGTCTATATGGATGACGACGATTATTATCCACCGGATAGAGTGTCACACGCCGTAGAAACTCTTCAAAATAACCCCAAGGCTCTCTGTGCTGGCTCCAGTGAGATGTTCCTTTATTTCAAGCACATTCATAAAATGTATAAATTCGGGCCTTATGGGCCAAACCATGCGACGGCAGCAACGTTCGCGTTTCGCAGGGAGCTTTTAAAACAGACTAGATACGAAGACAATGCGGCACTTGCTGAAGAAAAGGCGTTTTTGAAAAATTACACCGTTCCATTTGTTCAACTGGATTCAATGAAAACTATTTTGGTTTTCTCGCATGTACACAATTCGTTTGATAAGAAACCATTGTTGGATAATCCAAGCCCATATGTTAATCTCTCGGAAAAAACGGTGGACGACTTTGTCAAAGACCCGGATACTAAAAAGTTTTTCATGGAAGACATTGATGAACTACTAGCGAACTATGATCCTGGAAGCCCGAAACACAAGCCAGAGGTTCTGCGACAGATGGAAGAGATGAAGAAGAAGAGAGAAGAAATGGCTAGACAACAACAAGAGCAACAGCATCGTCAAATTTCAAACATGTCTCCTATAGAAGTGGCCAACGCGTATGAGAATAAATTGGCAGAACAAAGCCAAATGATGAATGGTTTAGTTCAGGAAAATTCGGCTCTTAAAGCAAAGATTGATTATTTGGAGAAAAAAATGAAGGAAGTTATCGCAAATGCTATACGCGAAAAGGCTGCAGTAAAAGCGGTTAAGGAATAAGAATCTACCAACTCTAATTCCACCATTTTCCCAATTATATAAAAAAATTGATTTAGAGATTAATCCAGATAAATGAATACAACAATCAGAACCCCCCGGCACAGAAATGAGCGGCTACAAGTACGACACCTACAGCGAGATTGACGATGATGCGTCTATCTATTCCAACAACAGGAATAAGGTTGTAAAGGTGATGGCGGAACTGCATGACGACGACAAGTTGTGCTTTGTTCGCAAGATTCGCACCCCGGATGGCAAAAAGAAGAAGTTGATCTTGTTTGGAAGCGGTGACACTGGCACGACGATCCGAAATGCCGTGACTGGCGAGCGTTACATCGGCCACAAGGTTGGCTCTAAGAATGAGGATATTTATTTCAAGGCGGGTCTATGCACTGGTGAGTTCGGCCCAGACCGCATTTTGCTGTTCTACGATTCGGCTGATCAATATGAGAAGCATCTGGGTGGTTCGCTTGACCCGACGTTCAAGGATGCCGTGGCTTTGCGACAGCGTCTAGCTGTTTCGCTGAACGCAGAGGAGCGCAAGCCTAGGTTCGCGACGACAGTTGTTCATTAAAAGCCCCAATCAAAAAAATAAAATAAACCAAACCAAACCAAAATAAAAACAAATAAACCAAAACAAAAAAACAAATAAAAAGACCCCCGAATAAAAGTTAAAACCAACTAACTTAGAAATTTTTTACTATACATAATCAATAAGATGAACTTCATGTTATTGATTTTTTCTTTCGTCACGATAAAACGCGTAGCAAATAAGGCCATAGAATGCAGCAGCCATCTTGTTTCAGAAACGAGAAGCACTAATATTAACAGCTATCGCGGGTTTGATCAAAGATTTAACGATACTCGCGTTGAAGTGTCGCCCGAGTTTAATTACGTTTTTAAAAAACGTTTTTATCAGCTAAATTTGCTGCGTAAACTTGAAAACCCAGAGGTTTCAACTCTGGAAAAAATACAAGATCTAGAAATTTACGACGGTTATAATGAAAACTCTTCAAAATATACTGTAAACTTAAAGGCTGGTGGTCTGTTCAAGGATTGGGATTGGGATTCCGTCTAATCCGCATCAATGTCAGAATCCGCGTCAACAACATTGTCTTCGCATTCCTCGGGATCAACCTTGGTATACTTCTCAAGATACCTATAAATGCGGTTAATATCCAATTTTGTTATTTCATAATTCTCAAATAGCCCAGCAATCTCGTTATCCTCGTACTTATTCTTTAAATCCAAGAAAAAGGAGAATACATCCTTTTTATCCATCCCAAGTTGCTGGCAAAGATTTTGAATAAACAATGAGTTGTTGTATTCCGTTGAGTATTTTGTCAATACTTTTGTGAATCTAACTTCTTGTGGGTTGTATTTCGGCTTCTTCTTAAACGAATCGTGGTATATTTTATTGTTATTAAATGTTTTAATAATGGAACTCATCTCGTTGAACTGCCAAATCTGCTTTTGAAACGTGATTCTATCAATATAATCGGCAAAACACATGTTGTTCAACAGTTTTAAATAAACAGGCATGGAAACATTGGTTTTCATTTTTCCCAAAACGTCTATTATATTTTCGTGCCATAAAAGGCCGACAATAGTTCTGTCCGTCTCATTCATAATAGACGAATGGTCATTAATGTTATAGTTATTATTGATCAATTTTTGCGTTATTTTTTTGGTGTCATCATTATAAGTCTTCACCTGAAATATTCTATTAATAATGTCATTTTTTAGAATACTATTTTTATTCTGGTAAATGTTATAAATTGTCTTCAACTTTCTCAAATCTTGCTGCACAAAATGAATAATGTTTTGTTGAAGAGTTTCTTCCATGGCAGGCATAAGAGTTTTTACAACGTTTGTCATTTGCACGGGAGTCGGGATCTTCAATTCAATTGTATTGCACACCTTCATAAGCTCTTTTATTTTTTTATCAATATGATAGTTACCAATGCAAATAATCGGATTTAATGTGACCTCTTCCAACTTCTGTTTCTTGGTCTTTTTTGGTCTAATCAGTTTAATTAATGTGTTGATTCCGCCCTTGTCACCGTTATTCATGCCGTCAATTTCATCCATAACAATAGCGATTTTTTTGACGTTTTTATGAAACATGCTCATAATATTTTTATCCGACATATTATGCTTTGTTATCGTATCAATGATAGATTTGTTGCGAATATCTCCGGCGTCGTAACTGACAACATCATAGTTCATCTCTTTTAAAACATCCATAACAAATGTGGTTTTTCCTGTACCCGGTTCTCCATAAACATAGATTCCCTTTTTGAATAAGCAATTGTGTTTATTTAATTCAAAATCTCTCAAAGTGTCTTTCATTTTATTGATTTCTTGTTGTCTATTGAGGATTTCGTTAACATTTAGTTTGTCCATATTATATTTGTAATAGTATTCTTTTTATGCTGATTTTTACTCAAACCAGTTTTTATATTCAGAAAATCTGTTAATACATTTCGGCATTTTGTAGACTTGTTATCTATGCAAAATTTGTCTATGAAACAAAAAAAGTTACCATACTTAACGTTGGCATAGTAGAATTTCTTTATGGAAGACCACGTTTTAAAGTTCTCTTCCAATATTAAAGCAAACGCTAGATCATTATCTCTGCGCAAAATATCTCGCACGTAATTATCGTGTTGCCCTCTAGAGATAAAAGGTTTCATATATTTATGGTATTTCAAATAATAGGTTTTATTCAATGTAACTAACACACTTATAGGTAGATAATCCTTTATAATAGATTCAATTTCGCTTGGCAATTTTTTAATCAATGACAAATCTAGTAATTTGTCGGGCATTTTTATAGGTCATTATAATTATTGAGGATATATAATAATTATAATTATAAAAAACGACAAACTCTATGCTAGTTTAGGCCCATCCAAATCGCATGGATTAGCGACACCTGAAGTAATGCCATCCCAAGTTAACCCGCAACCATTCGCCCATTTATATTTTGCACAAGCGGCATTTTGTCCGACATAAGGAGCAACCGTGAAATTCATTTGCAAGTGCTTACCCGTGGGAACACTTGCGTTGCACGTGCCCAAATCTTTAACATTGATGCATTGAGCTCCGTTATTAGAAGAATCCAACCAATAATCGGGGCATTTCGCGACAAGAGGAGGCCATTGTTGAGTATTCTTGGATTTTGCTAAAGCGATTCCAATTAGAATCAAACAAACTATGAGCAATAGAATGGCAATTAATAAGACGGTTGATTGGAAATTCATTTGTATAAAATAATAGTATATAATATTTTCTTATATTAGAATAATATAAATGAATTGCAAACCATCCAATGGAAGAGTTGATATAAATGGGCCTAAAACAACTGATTTATTTCAAATGTATGATAAAATACCAGTGAACCAATGTGCCACTTTTAGGAATCCCACTGAAGGGTTGTGGGACAACACTAGCTTATCGGATACTTTTTTCTCTCAGAACAACATAAGAATTATTCAAAATGGAATAAGAGCGGGGGTTTATCACAAGTCAAACGGTCAATATGTGATAAGTGACCAAGACGGTGACACCTTAAAAATCATTATGCGAAGCACATTTTTACAACACGCAGCTAATCAACCAACAAGTGTTCAACAACAAGTGGAACAGTTGAACAAGATTGTTTTAGACTATAGCATACATCAAGTGTATTCAGAGGCTATTGGATACCATAAATACTTGATAGACGCGAGCACGATGTATAAGCCGATTGATCCTCCAATTATGTCTCAAAATAATGACAAGCAATTAGAACTGAAACCTTGGTTCTAAATTTAATTACTTTTTCTCTCTTCATCTTCTTCTTGAAGAGTGAAAAACAAATCTAATCTAACCATATAGTAAGAACAAATGTCACATATCAATGAATCGGAATTGGTAATAGTTTGCCATTGCCCGGTTCCAATCCACAAACAAATATATTATGTTGAAAACGGAGTTCTTGGAACGCCGGTTGGCCCAAACGTTAAATATGTTGATCCAGATTCTTGCCCTGAAAACACGTGGGATAAAATAGAACCTGGTTCAAAAACTTTTATATGGGGAATGCATTGTCCTGTTTATCATTTATTCAAGACAAAGACGTCTTTGATAGATGGAAATTTCACTTCGCCATTTTTAGACATTCTAAAAAATTCGTGGATTCATCTGAAACCAGGTGGAAAATTAGTATTTCCTATACCAAATTCCATAGAAACCCTCTGCAAAAATAATATTAAAATCGTTCAAGATTTTATAGACAATGACCCGAGATCAAATGGAAATTGGAAAATTTCAATCGTAGACGTTTCAGAATTTCCATTTTATTTGAGTCAAAAAAACCGCGCAGGTGTTACAATTATTCCGGATCTTCTAATTGTATTTGCGAAGAGAGAAGTTATAAGCGCTGGAAAACCCAAAACCAAAACCAAAACCAAAACCAAAACCAAAACCAAAACCAAAACAAAAAATAGAAAAAGAACAACAAAAAGAATAAAAAAATCAAAAAAGAGTCGCCGATACAGGAAAAAAATTTATCTAAAAGAATGAGAAGAACTATAAGGAGGAAATTGTGAAATTTATATAATTAATTTGTAACTACCAACTTGGCTTTCTTAACAACCTTCACACCAGACTTCTTTGTAACACCAGACACGCTACGTTCGCGATCCTCCCTATACTTTGTGTAGTCTGTTGTAAGAGCGTCAAGTTCCTCGGACCACATCTGCTGAATAGTCTTCGCCTTCACACACTCCAACTCGGCGGCCTTATCGCCGTGTTCTTTTAGAAGCTTCGCCACATTCTCCTCAGTTACACTGTCCATGGGCAACTTCACCAAATACTTGAAATCAGAATCACCGTCAATAACGTCGTAATTCTTTTGAACCAAGAGTTGATTCACCTCTTCGCGCTTCTTGCGCCTAAGGTCAATCGTTCCATCCAAATTCTCCTTGATATACTTACTCTTGTTGGAAAGCAGAACAAGTTCTCGTGTAAGAGCATCAATCATATAATCCTTCCTAGTCTGATACAACTGCAAGCGAGTGTAAAAGTAATCGTCAATAATATCGCTAACCTTTGCGTACTTTTTCAACTTATCGGTCGCGTCAAACAAATGCATATTGCTTGTAGTAATCGTAGTGAACAACTTGAACTGCTTCTCAAGCCCGTTGCAACCATTATCCAACTCCATGGATTCCAGTTCAACCAGCTTCCCCTTTTGCAGAGTAATGACAAAATCAACCGTTGTGTCCTTACTCATATCATCATAATCCTTGACAACCGGAGTCACCTTCTTTCCGGCCTTATCGGTCGGCTCCGAAAGAGTCTCCAGATATTCCTTGAAGTCATCCGTCCACGTTCCAACTGGCAGCTCAGTGACGCGAATCTTATCCGTGCCGAGCTTCTCATACTTGCCCTTGACCAAGAACTTACCGTCAGAAATCTTTGAAATGGTTCCGCCAAATCCTTCATAGTAAGGCATAAAATCAAAATGCGAGTTTGAACTTCCGGTTAGCTTATTCTTCAAATACCCGATAATTTCAGACGGGTTGTAGCAGCAAATGTCGGTACTGAAGCCAGTTCCAATGCCCTTTGATCCGTTGACAAGAACCATTGGAATAATCGGAGCATAGAATAGCGGCTCCACGGGGAACCCGTCATCGTTCAAATACTTGAGAATCTTATCGTCCATCTCAGGAAACAAGGTTCTCGTAATCTTTGACAGCTGAGTAAAGATATACCTTTCAGAAGCACTGTCCTTGCCGCCTTGCAACCGAGTGCCAAATTGCCCGTTTGGAGTGAACAAGTTGATGTTGTTGCTGCCAACAAAATTCTGCGCCATGTTTACGATAGCACCGTTCAATGAAGCCTCACCATGATGGTATCCTGAATGCTCAGAGACGTAACCGCTAAATTGTGCGACCTTGATTTCCGTCGTCAAGTTCTTCTTAAACGCTGCAAACAGAATCTTTCGCAACGAAATCTTAAGACCATCCATCAAGTTGGGAATACTTCTATCGCAGTCATACTTGGAGAAGTGAATGAGCTCCTTGTTAATGAACTCGTCGTAACCCACGGCTTCTTGATTGGTGTCAAGATAGCTTTCGCGATCATAGTCTTCCAGCCAATCCTTTCTATCATCCGCACGCTTCTTATTGAAAACCATGTCAATCGCATCGTCGCAAGGCTTGCCGCTGTGAGCAAAACCGACGATCTTCTTCTTCTCAAAATATTCGCGGAACTCCTTTCCAGTACTGGTTCCCAAACCCTTGTAATATTTGACCTTCCAACCCTTGCCGCCTTCGTTTAGCTCCTTCCAAGCTTCGTACTCACCCTCATTATAGAAGACCAATTCTTGAGCGCCCTTCTTGGCCTTCAAGATGGGAGTATTCATGAAACCGATGAACCCTGGAATTTGCGCTAGAGTAGGCCACTCAGATTGGAACAAGTTGATGCCGAGGCCCTTGATATGGCTACCATCCAAATCCTGATCCGTCATGAAGAGTACCTTTCCATAACGCAAGCTCTTTGCGACATCTACCTCAGACTTGTATTCTTTGCCGGTTTCCAAGCCGAGAATCTTCTTGATCTCGGCAATCTCCTTGTTCTCCGCGATTTTCTTCACCTGTTCTCCGCGAACATTGAGAATCTTACCCTTCATTGGGTACACGCCAATAGTGTTTCTATCCTCCGAAGACAACCCTGAAACAATACCCGCCTTTGCTGAATCTCCCTCGCAAAAGATGATCATGCATTGCGCGGATTTTTCTGTGCCGGCCCAGTTCGCATCAATAAGCTTAGGAATTCCTCGGATATTCTTAGACTTGGTTCCGTCGGTCTTCTTTGCCGCCTTGTTTTCCTTGACCTCAGTGATTGCGCACGCCGCGTCCATGACACCCATCTTTGCAACCTTCTCAATGAACTTGTCACTAACAGTCACAGTGGAACCGAACTTCGCGCTGGGAGTGTTCATGAAGTCCTTCGTCTGGCTATCAAACGCTGGATTCTCAATGTCGCAACGCAAGAACAAGATCAACTGTTCCTTGATGCTGTTTGCATTTACTGCAATCTTCTTCTTCTTTTCAATGAACGCGACGAGCTTCCTGGTAATTTGACCGAGAATGTAATCAACATGTTTTCCACCCTTGGCGGTGTGAATGCCGTTTACAAAACTAACTTGAGAAAACTCGTGACTAGGTGAAAGCGCGACTGCATATTCCCAGCGTTCGTCTGAATCGCCCTCATAAACGCGAGGAGCTGCGTCCTTGGGGCCGATATACATGTCAACGTATTGCTGGAAATTCTTCACGGGAATAATCTGCGAATTATACTTCACCTTGACAGACTTGTCCGTTACCGCACCCACGTCGTAAACGCGCTTCTTAAACAATGCGACCAAATCGGCGGACAGTCCAGATATTCCAAGTCGCTTGTAATCGGGCTTGAAAGTGATCTTTGTATAAGGCTTAGACTTGCACTTGGTAATAACCGGCTTGCCAATTACGTCCAAGTTGTCGCGAAATTCCTGGGTATACTTCAGGCCTCTTACATGGTCAACAGTCTCAATAGAACCGCATGTTGACCAAATGAGAACGAGCTTGAAACCGAACCCGTTCTTACCACCGACAATCTTTTTCTCGGTCTTGTCGTAATTGGTGGAAGTGCGCAGATGACCGAAGATAAGCTCTGGAATCCAAATCTTGTATTCAGGATGCTCTGCGACGTCAATACCGTTTCCGTCATTAATCATGACAATTGTTCCATCGTCTTGAACGGCAATGTCAATGCTGGTCACAGGTAGAGCGTTGTTGACGCCATTTTTAATGGCTTGCTGCATGCGAACAACGTGATCTCTGCAATTCACAATTCCCTCATCAAAGAGTTTGAAGAGTCCTGGAACAAGAACAATATTTTTTTCAATGATTCGTTCGCCGGCTTCATTGAGAAGCCAAACGAAAGCATCCACATTTTCAACAGATCCGATGTACGTATCAGGATTGTCAAGAATGTGCTGCTTATCAGTCTTCTGTTGATACTTATTTGCGAGATTTGCGTCTTGAGATGCCATCTTATTTATCTTACTTTAATAAATTGTGTTTATTTAGTTTCAATTTTTAATCCACTTTTGGAAAAAGTGGAGCAAAAAAATGGAGCAAAAAATGGAGAAAAAAATAAATTTCATTACCAAAAATAATAATGAGATTTATAATAATAATTTTTAAGGAGGGGTCTTAGCGAAGAAAAAGGGGAACCTTGGTTACCAAACGGTTTCCGTATTATGCCACCACATTCCGTCGTCCTTTTTAACATTGTATAATGCCCTGAATATTTGTGAGCGAGAGAGAGGAATGTTGCATCTATATTTATCAAGTGGATGCGGGTTGGTTTTGAGCTGAGCTGCTAGAGCTTTTTTACCAACTTGTTGGCGCTGTTGAATGGCAAAATAAGTGTAAAACGCCTCAAATGACAAGTTCTGAATAGGAATAATATCCTCATTATTGTTCTGATAATCGCGCAAATATTCGTCGCAAATTGCCAAACCTGCAATATCTGCCAAATCCTCGCCTACACCGATGGAGGCGTCAAATTTAATTCCGTCGCGTGCGGCGAATTCTTCGTATTGTTTAATGACGTCATCCTGTATTTTCTTGTATTGTTTTTTATCGTGTTCTGTCCACCAACTGTGCAAATTTCCCTTGTAATCGTATTGGCTTCCCCAGTCGTCAAACCCGTGACCCATTTCGTGACCGATTGTGAAACCAAGATGCGCCAAGTTGTACTCAATACCACGCTCATCCAAATCAATAAACGGTTTTTGCATGTATCCCAAGTTGATATAAATGCTATTTTTTGCTGGTGTATAAGAGGCATTTACAACGTAAGCCTGAGTTCCAATCATTTTAACTGGGTATTGCGTCCAATCCATAACAGGAATATCAACGATGGGTTTTCCATCTAATTGCAAATATTGCTCGTGACGCCATGCGTGAATTTTATCCATGTTTTCAATAAGACTGGCACCATAGTTTAACAGTGGGTCTTCTCTCAACTCCTCGGGTTTGGCTATTAGAAATTTCATATGCTTCAACTTCAAAAGAGCGTATTTCTTAGTGGCAGGAGATAACCAATTGTTGCGTTTCATTATTCTCGTGAAAACAATCTTCAAGTCATTGCACATAGTCTCAACATATTTCACGTTTTGAGGGGTCTCATAATTTGCAACGTATTGGTTGGTTAAAAAAGTATTGAAAGGCACAGACATGTATAAGGATGCGCTAACTGCGTCGCTCTTATTAATGGCTTCTTGTCCGCGTTCATAGCTTCCAAAAAAATCAAAATTGACTTCTTCCCAGTCGCGAGTCATTCTTGCAATCTTCACTAAGAAAATGTAAATCCAATAAGTGCGCCATTTTTTGGAATCCCAATTATCAACCATCAACTTTGTTCCACATTTCAAATAATTCGGGCTTGACGTGATAAAAAAAGCAGGTGTCTCTCGGTAACCGAGTTCCTTGGTAAATTCTTTCCAATTGAAACCATATTTTTCTTCGGCTTCTTCTGCTCCAATTTTATTATATGTTTCCATGCTAGTTGTGGCTTCCGTGCAGACAAGAGCGTTCATCATTTCCATTTCAACTTCAAAAACATCGCTAGGGTTAAGATTGTTATTTGGGCCCAAGACGGTGTCAAATAGTTTCTTGCAAAAGGATCGGAATCTTCCTCGGAATTTCTTTTTGTATTCAATGTCGGTTCCATCGTCAAAGTAAATGTTGAAATCAACCATTGAAAAAACGTGGGAGTCAAGGTAACATCTGTTAATAGTTGAATGTTTATTGTCCGGATTTACAGACCAAACGAATGGTGCTCTCGGTCTAACAACTTCATCCTTGTTTGCGTAGGCAAGCATTTTCCAAACGTTTGCTTTATTCTCTCTCAAAGCGTCTATTTTTTTAACAATGCCCAATGCATAATCTCTGCTGTGTTTTTTATCGTTCATCTTAACAACCGAGTAATAGAAATTCTTCAAGTTTTTTGAAAGTTCATCGTTGTGAGACTTAACATAATTTAAAATTAGGTCATTCAATTGTCGGTAAACCTTGTCTTGTGTCAATCTAAAATCGTCAACTTGAACAATGTATTTCTGTTCTTTAGTCAAGTAAGACTTTTGCAACCAAGTGTAATTTATATAATCGTAAAAATTGTCGTTTGGTTTTAGGTGAGATGGAGAAAATTTGGATAACAATTTTTTAACGAACAAGTTTTTGATTTCATCGTTGGATTTCACTAAATCTTTGGATAAAGTTTTGCTGGATAAAGTTTTGCTGGATAAAGTTTTGCTGGATAAAGTTTTGCCATAGTTTTCTTCAAAGGCTTTAAGACCTATTTCAACCGAATTGGATTTGCTTTTCTTTGATTTTATGGTTCTTGTTCTTGTTCTTGTTCTTGAGTTCCTTGTAACATTTTTATTGATTTTGGTTTTATTTCTCTTTGTTTTATTCTGGGGGTGGATTCTATTGTGAACCATTTAATTGCGAACTGTATACAATATAAAAAGAATATAATACAATGTACGAATTATAATGTTTTCATTTTAGGTGAAACGTGAAAACAAATTTCTATAGATAATGCATCAATAAGAAACCACGCAAAATGGCTTCTACATATAATTCATTATTTATTATACCAGGAAGAAGAGCCGGAAATATTAAACATGTTATAAATTGCGGTAACTGTCAAAAAAACCAATTAATAATGCCTTTTAAAATAAATTCGGGAGATGCAAAAGCAACTCATAATAACGGTTATTACACTATAACTTTTTATACTAGCGGATCTATTACATTTTTAGATAATATTAAAAGCGACGTAAATGATTTTCGTGCATTGGTTGTTGGTGGTGGCGGAGGGGGCGGAAAAGGTTCCACAAATTTATTAAACGGCGGTGGTGGAGGAGCTGGCGGTGAAGTGTATTTTAAAAATTTATCAGTATATCAAGGAATTAACTACGGAGTAACAGTCGGTCAAGGAGGATCCGCGCACACTCAAGGTTCTCCCTCAAGTTTCTCAAACATAATTGCAAATGGTGGAAATGTAGGAGGTGATGCATCTAATACGCAAGGAGGAAACGCTGGTCTAGGGGCAAATGGCGGCGGCAGTGGGGGATACGGTGGAAATTTCAATGCATTAATTCCAGCTGCAAATGGTGTAAATGGAACATTAATAACAATTAATTCAACCGCAAATTATTATGGAGGTGGTGGTGGTGGCGGGTCGTATGATAAACAACCAAGTAGTTCAAGTGGCGGCCAAGGTGGCGGCGGTGGAGGAGGCTCTATTTCTGACACCGGAGTTCCTAACACGGGCGGGGGTGGCGGAGGCGGAAATGGAAATGGCGAATTTCAAACTCAAGGCGGACTAGGTGGTTCGGGTGTAGTTATTTTATATTTTAAATATGTTCCACCCACCCAGACATGCAAAACGTGTGTGTGCCCTTCAGATATTAATAGCAAAATAATAAAGAATAGCAACCCTGACGTTATTCCAGGAACAACGCAGAGAGAAAGACAAGTAAATGCGATAAGATATGGTCGCGGAGGAAAAGTTATATTTGGAAACGCCGGTTATAATTCAAGTGGAGATACATTATTGGGGCAATTACAAGGCCAGCCTCTTTCTCCATTTCTCAGTAGAAATAAGTTTTAGCGCGTGCTCTTTAGCGATTTTTTAAACAGGGCTTTAATTAAATTTTTATTTTTTTCTTCGTTTAAATTATAATGACTCGCTACACGAAAAATGCGCACGGCCACTACCTCATTCACGGACACAAGTACGAGGTTTTAGAAGGTTCTAGAGCCCAAGTGTTACACGGCACTGCCTACAAGACCAGCGGTGGTCTTAAGAAGAGCGAATTGCTCCAAAACAAGAATGGCCGCATCGTTTCCAAAAAGAAGCACTTTACGGCTAAGAAGGAGAAGCGCCTTGTTAAGGCCGGATTTGGCACTAAGAAGGGCAAGTTCGGTTACGTGAAGATTGGCAAGAAGACCCACGGAACAAAGAAGACCCGCGGAACCAAGAAGCACCGCGGTGGATCCAAGATGGGCGCGTTAGCTCCTCAAGAGTTAAGCGCTTAAAACCCACGAAATAGATACAAAACTATCATATTCAATAAATTCTGCAAGAGCCACACATAAATACTTTTCAAAATAACGTTTACTAATGGTAAACTTTGTTTGCTTAAATTTAATATAATGGGCATAAATTTCGTCAAACGATATTAAAAACGATTCATCTGCTGAGCTATTTAGCAATGCATTTTCTTTATAATAATTTTTAAGAGAAACCAACGCCGCATTTATATCCCCATTTTTATCCCATAGAGAGCATTTAACGTTCGTAATGTATTTATTTTCAAGAATCTCAATATTTGGAAAATAATGGTTCATAATTTTTAAGACATCGTGTTCATTAGTGTGGCCAGCGTAGAAGCTAACAGAATCATTATCGTTAATCCATTTTTTAAACAGACTACACAATTCATCTGCTTCAATTTCATACTCAAAATCTTCGCTGCCACATGCAGTAATGGTATTTTCCCAAAACTGAATAAAATGGCTTACGAAAGGAAGGTATTTACTAGTCACGTTGTAAAAAGAATCTGATGGCTCGTCGTAGGCGACGCGTTCTTTAAGTAGCTTTTTTAAAGAATTAGCGTAGAACATGTTGGGTAATGAGTTTTTGGATATGAATAATTTCCATATGAAATGCATGTTTTTCCAAGAGATGGAGTATTTTTTTGACACCGTCACATCGGCGGCCGTCTCTAAATTTAACGAAATTACGTTTTCAAGTGAATCGTTGAAGAAAGCGTTTATAATATCGCTCGGAGAATTGTTTTTTAAATATAAAGCGTAACTTGACAAGTCTTCTGAAGAGAGAAGATATTGGTCGGAGTTTCCATATCTTTCAGAATAATGTGCTGCGACGCATAAAAAATCAAGACCATTCTTATTGAATACATCTCTCAAACTTTCAACGGACATTGTGTCATTCATGTTTATCAAACGGCAATTCTGATAATTATACGATTCGTTGTATTTTGTGACAAAATTGTTTGTAATATTTGCATAACCAGTAACAATGTAAGATATGTGATCCAACTCATTTAAAATTTTCTTGGTTTTTGGTTTCGTTAAAAATACAAGGTCATTTGTTTTTTTCAAAATGCTATCGCCGATGATGGATAAAAAGTATTTGACCTGGCTTTTAGTTGAAAATAGGGCGGGGCATAATAAATTAATAATTTTTTGAATGGTGTCAGTTTCCGGAATGGATTTAAATATATTTCTTTCTTTAATCTGTCTGATGATGTTAATTTTTGTCTTGTGTTTCCAATCCATGAGGGTTCTATCTTTAGATATAGTTGATAAAAGCTGATATTGAATGTCGTCTTCTGTCACCATTTTATAAGTTTTTCCATCATATTGGTAAAATGTGCTGTTGTTTTGAAAGTAATAGTATTGATTTTTGCTCAGGAAAACCTTAATAAATGTTTGTTGCTCGTTTGTCAAAAAGGCGTTGCGTTGCAATCGTCTCTCGTGATTCTTATCTTCGTTCTCAAGTGTAGTTGGAAGAATATCTGTTAGATGAAAGCAAAGACGCTGGTACATATATTGGTTGTTTTTGTATTTTGAGAATAAACTTTTAATATTATCAAAATATTTTGACGTGTCGTCCTCTTCGGTCATGTAATAGTTTATTTAGGAATTAGTTTTTTATATTGTAAATTCAGTATATAATTTTTTATTCTTATTCTTATTCTTATTCTTATTCTTATTCTTATTCTTATTCTTATTTTGGGTGTGTTTTTTTGTTTGCTTATATTATAATGGCCACTAGACGCAGAGCTTTAAAAACTCGCAGCAAACGCGCTGCATCATCCCGTTGCAGAAAACTCAGCAGACGCGTTTGCAAAAAAACCAGCGGTTGCAAGTACACCAAAGGAACAAAGAGACGTTTTTGCCGCAAGTCTCGCAACACTCGCCGACACTAAACCCACCAAACAGCAATAAATAAATTATGCGTGAAATATTTTATGCATGATCTATATATAATAGAATTCCAATGTCTAAGACCAGAAAGGTTTTATTAAGATATTTACCGAGACGCTTAACGCAAAAGGATAAGAAAAAGGTCAGCAAAATGCTGTTGAAATCTCGCAGGCTTTACAAGAAAGGTATTTATTACACAAGGAAGAAAGTAAAATCATTTACATCAAAACCATCCAAACATTTAGCACATGCAAGAAAAATATATAATGTGGAAAATATTGGCGCTACTCCCGAATTAGCAAAGAAAACGGGATGTTCAAAGGCGGCTTTAGCAAAAATAATCAATAAAGGAGAAGGAGCCTATTTTTCGTCGGGTTCTAGACCGAATCAAACAGGTCAATCGTGGGGGATCGCCCGACTGGCTAGCGCGATAACTTCAGGAAAAGCCGCAGCAGTGGATTACAATATATTGGAAAGCGGGTGCAAACCAGGTTCAAAAGCACTCAAATTAGCAAAAAAGGCGAAGAAGGAATATGGTCATGGTCAAAAACGTGTTCCAAAGGTTCCCATCGCATAAAAAATATTCTCGTAAAAATGCATAAATATAAACATAAACATAAACATAAACATAAACATAAACATAAACATAAATATAAATTATAATGACTGAACTAGGTTTTATTGTTTTACGACATGTAAATGATGAAACGACCAATCAATATTGGATTCATTGTTATAATTGCATTCGCAAATACTATCCAGAAAATGAAATTCTTATTATAGACGACAATAGCAACTACGATTTTGTTTCAAACAATGAATTAGAATTATATAAAACCACCATTATACTTAGTGAATATCGTGGAAGAGGTGAATTGTTGCCATATTATTACTACTTGCAATATAAATTATTTGATACAGCAGTTATAATTCATGATTCTGTATTTATAAATAAATGTTTAGACACAAACGTGGAAAAATACAAATTTTTATGGGAATTTGAACATCATTGGGACCAAATAGAAGACGAAACAAAAATGATAAAGTTATTTAATGATTCAGAATTGCTCGCTTTTTATGAAAACAAAGATTTGTGGAAGGGTTGTTTTGGATGCATGACAATCATTACACATGATTATTTAACGTATATTAACAATAAATATGATATTAGCAAATTGCTGGATCATGTATTAACTAGAAATAATCGGTGTTCTTTTGAAAGAGTTCTTGCTTGTTTGTTACAAGTCAATGATAAAAAAGAAACATTGTTGGGCAATATACACGAGTATTGTCAATGGGGAATTAACTTTTATGAAAAAAATAACTACAGTCATTTGCCAGTAATTAAAATTTGGTCGGGTAGATAAACGGGTTCTTTTATATAACTTTCACTTGAAAATTATATAAAATAAATAAAGGCGTAAATGTGCGTTTAATTTTAATATTTCGGGTCATAAGTATTTAAAGATTATGGATAAAAAATGGTTATAATGTCAAATTTCTCATCAAACGGTTCATCAACAGACAACAATGTATTGACTATTAAAACTGTTCAAATTGCACCTTTTAGAACATTAATGACCGCGTTGAAGGATATTCTTTTAGAGACGAACATTACATTTCAGCCGGATGGAATTAGAATTATTAACATGGATAAATCGCACACTATTTTGGCACATTTGCATTTAGAAGCGCAGAATTTTGAGTTTTACGAGTGCAAAAAGGAAAAGATTATTATTGGAGTAAACATGTTTCATTTATTCAAGTTGATTAATTCTATTGATAATGATGATACTCTCACAATCTACATTGAAAACAACGATTATGTTGACGGTATTGTTTCTCATTTAGCATTAAAGTTTGAAAATGGTGAAATTAAGCAATGCAAGACTCAGAAGCTTCGCTTAATTGAGCCTGAGCCCGAAGAGTTGGAATATCCGGACGTGAAGTTCTCGTCTGTTATCAATTTGCCTTCCGCCGATTTTCAAAAGATTATTCGCGATTTATCTGGTGTTTCTGATAAGTTGGAGATAAAGTCTGTTGGAAGCGAGTTGATTTTTAAGTGTTCCGGTCAGTTCGCTTCAGCGGAAATTCATCGCGAGGAATCAGACGGTAGCATGGGTTTTATTTTGAAGCAAGATTCATCCAAGGTTATTCAAGGCGAGTTTTCTTTGAAAAACTTGGGTTATTTTATTAAGTGTACGAATTTGTGCTCTCAGATTGAAGTCTATCTTGAAAACGATTTGCCGCTTGTTGTGAAGTATAATGTTGCTAGTCTTGGTGTCATTAAGCTCTGTCTCGCACAATTGCCGTCGTCTTAAAAAACGCGAGACCATTTATCGTAACTCAACCGAGCAACGCAATTCTAAAATAATTTATTACACATGGTGTTTTGTAATAAATTATAAAAAAAATAATAATATCTAGGCGCTATGCAACACGATTTTTTCTCTTACAGCGTGTCGTCGTGTTGTTGATTGTTTAATAAAACTGTTTGCACTTTTATAAAACGTTGAATGATGTTAAACAACAATTCTATTATTGATAAAGACACTTGTAAAAAATAAATTGGTTATTTCAACGAATTGATAATATATATCTTAGATATATATATTATGTCGTCCTATTCAAATTATACAAATAATTTAAGAAACACACAAGGTTCCCGCAACCAAGGACAACAAGGCGAAAGAGGCCCGCAAGGTGCGCAAGGCCCGCCTGGCGCGCCGGGTCCAATTGGCGCAGCGGGTGCTTCTTTATTTAATTTATATTCTTTGGAAAGTGATATAACATTTGCATCAGCAAATTCTTTTACAAAAACAACCAATAATGGAACAATTTCTAGAGTGTTATCTAAAGAGTCTTACAACAATTGTTTTTTGACATTTCAATTCAACGGTGCCAATTTAAGTGGAAAAACAAAACACATTGGTTTTGTTGACAATAATAATACTATTTTTTATGGTTTAATTTTTGAAAACAATAATGTGTTGTTAAATTTTATAAATAGAAGCGTAGTTGTTTACACAGATTCTTATACGATCAATGACATTTTTGCGATGGTTTTGTCAAATGATAAAATCTATTTTTATAAGAATGGTGTATTATTCGCGGAAAATATAATAAGTTCAAATGAAAAAATTTCTTATCGCGCTTATTTTGACGTTTTTAATGTTGGAGATTCTATAACAAACATTTCATTTGGATATTTATACGCAGATGGGTCCACTGGTCCAATTGGACCCACTGGTAGGGATGGTTCTGCAACAAATACGGGCGCAACTGGTTCAACCGGGCCAACCGGGCCAACTGGAATAACGGGTGCAACTGGACCGACAGGAAGAGATGGTTCAGCCACTAATACTGGAGCCACAGGAACGACCGGCGCAACTGGAAGAACTGGATCAACTGGATCAACTGGTCAAACCGGTGCAACTGGTCAAACTGGTTCAACCGGAGCAACTGGCGTAACTGGTTTTACAGGTTCAACTGGTCAAACGGGTGCAACTGGAGCAACCGGAACAACTGGTCAAACGGGTGCAACTGGAGCAACTGGATCAACCGGAGCAACTGGATCAACTGGAGCGACTGGTTCAACCGGTTTTACAGGTGTAACTGGTCAAACTGGTGCAACTGGCGCAACCGGAACAACGGGTCAAACGGGAGCGACGGGTCAAACAGGCTCAACTGGTCAAACGGGCGCGACAGGTGCAACGGGAACAACTGGTCAAACGGGTGCAACTGGTTTTACAGGCGCAACTGGTTTTACAGGCGCTACTGGTCAAACTGGTCAAACTGGTGCAACGGGGTCAACTGGTCAAACTGGTGCAACGGGAACAACTGGTTTTACGGGTTCAACTGGTCAAACTGGAGCAACGGGTTTTACAGGTGCAACTGGTTTCACTGGCACAACGGGTGCAACTGGTGCAACTGGTGCAACTGGGCAAACCGGTTCCACTGGATTTACTGGGGCGACTGGCGCAACGGGACCCATGGTAACGGGAGCGACTGGCGCAACGGGTCCAACTGGTTTTACTGGCCCCACGGGTTTTACGGGAGCGACTGGGTTTACCGGCGCGACAGGCCAAACAGGAGCCACTGGTTTTACAGGGCCAACTGGTTTTACAGGACCAACAGGAGCAACCGGACCAACAGGAGCAACAGGAGCAACGGGAGCAACCGGGCCAACGGGTAAAACTGGTGCAACTGGTTTCACTGGCACAACTGGTCAAACTGGTGCAACTGGTCAAACGGGTACGACTGGTGCAACTGGCTCAACTGGAGCAACTGGAGCAACGGGAGCAACAGGAGCAACTGGAGCGATTGGACAAACGGGTGCAACTGGACCCACCGGAAGATCAATTCCAATTACTCAAAACAATGGTTCTACTGGAAATATTTTATTTATAAATCCTAGCAACACAAACGTTGCTTATTATTCTAATATTATTGAAATTGACCCGGTGAACTCAACAATGTACGTAGACGGAAACTTAAACCCAAAAAATGGTAACGCTACTTTAGGAACTCCTAGCAACCCTTGGAAATCTTTATATGTAACAAACAACACAATTTATTTTATGGACAATAGCAGTAATTCACACGCGTCATTGTCTTACGATTCGTCGTCAAATTCATTGGCAGTTTCAAGTCCAAGTGGAACGCAAACTAACATTAATGTAACTGGCCCAACCGGTTCAACTGGTGCGACGGGTCAAACTGGAGCGACTGGACCAACTGGTGCGACGGGCGCAACCGGAACGACTGGACAAACGGGAGCCACTGGAGCAACTGGATCAACTGGCCAAACTGGCGCGACGGGAGCAACTGGTAGAACGGGTGCGACAGGAGCAACTGGTGCAACGGGGCCAACTGGTTCAACGGGGCCAACTGGTTCAACGGGCGCGACTGGTGCAACTGGCGCGACGGGTCCAATGGTAACCGGACAAACGGGATCAACGGGTTCAACCGGATCAACTGGCGCAACTGGCGCAACTGGTGCAACTGGTGCAACTGGTTCAACTGGTTCAACTGGATCTACAGGTGCAACTGGCGCAACTGGGTCAACCGGGTCAACCGGGTCAACTGGATCTACAGGTGCAACTGGCGCAACTGGTCAAACTGGAGCGACTGGTGCAACTGGTCAAACTGGAGCTACAGGTCCTTCTGTAACTGGTGCGACTGGTCAAACGGGCTCAACTGGCTCAACTGGATCAACGGGCTCAACTGGTGCTACAGGAGCAACTGGTTCAACAGGCGCGACGGGTCAAACTGGTGCAACTGGCTCAACTGGCCAAACTGGCGCGACTGGATCAACTGGCGCCACAGGAGCAACTGGTTCAACGGGTGCGACGGGTCAAACAGGTTCTACTGGTCAAACTGGAACTACTGGATCAACTGGCGCGACTGGTCAAACGGGCTCAACTGGCTCAACTGGCTCAACTGGATCAACGGGGTCAACTGGTGCTACAGGAGCAACTGGTTCAACCGGAGCCACTGGTGCCACTGGTGTTGCGGGTGTAACTGGTGCAACTGGTGCAACTGGTGCAACTGGCATTGCAGGCGCCACAGGTCTAACGGGCGCCACCGGAGCCACTGGTCAAACAGGATCTACTGGTCAAACTGGAGCAACTGGACAAACGGGATCTACTGGTCAAACGGGTTCTACTGGACAAACCGGTGCCACTGGACAAACCGGATCCACTGGACAAACCGGAGCCGCCGGAAAAACGGGCGCAACTGGGGCAACGGGGTCAACAGGAGCAACTGGAAGAGCTGGACCAACTGGACCGATGGGGCCTAAAGGAGAAAGCGGAGACGAAGGTTATTTTGGCGAGTTTTATTCTGACGTAAGCAATAAATTTATATCAACAACGCCGACCCAGTTGTCGCTTAACAAAACATTTATTTCAAACGGAATTTCACTTGGAAATACTGACAATCAAATATATTTTCCATTTGCTGTAACTTATTTAGTTAACGCGTGTTTGCGCTTTAATTCTACTGGAACTAATAGCATTAGTTTTTGGTATAGATACAATGGTGTGGACGTAAGCAACTCTTCTGTTGTTAAAAATGTATATTCCATCGGAAATTCAGAAGTTATTAGTTCTTTTATTGTTAACATTATTAATTCCCAAGATTCTATTAGCTTTTATGCGTCAGTTGGTGGAACAAGTTCCACGATTTTAACCAGTTCATCTATTAATCCTTTCGGCCCATCATTGACCGTTAGCGTTACGCAAATTTCTTATAATGGACCCACTGGAGCAACTGGAATGACTGGTGCAACTGGCGTAATTGGGCCAACGGGAGATACTGGTCTTACAGGTGCAACTGGAGCAACGGGCTTTACGGGAGCGACTGGCGCAACTGGTCCCACGGGCCAAACAGGAGCCACTGGCCAAACTGGTGCAACTGGTTTTACTGGGACAACTGGCGCAACTGGCCCCACGGGCCAAACAGGAGCCACTGGCCAAACTGGTGCAACTGGTTTTACGGGAGCGACTGGTTATACTGGCGCGACGGGAGCAACTGGCAGAACAGGCTACACCGGATCAACTGGTTTTACCGGGACAACTGGTTCTACAGGACCAACTGGCGCAACAGGAGTAACCGGATTTACCGGCGCAACCGGTTTTACCGGGACAACTGGTTCTACAGGACCAACTGGTTCTACTGGAACAACTGGTGCAACTGGAACTACAGGAGCGACCGGGACAACTGGTTCTACTGGTGCGACTGGTTCTACTGGAACAACTGGTGCAACTGGAACTACAGGAGCGACCGGGCCCACAGGAAGAACGGGGTTTACGGGGACAACTGGTTCTACTGGCGCAACGGGTTTCACGGGAACAACAGGTTCTACTGGAACAACTGGTGCAACAGGAGTAACTGGTTTTACTGGCGCAACGGGTTTCACGGGAACAACAGGTTCTACTGGAACAACTGGTGCAACAGGAGTAACTGGTTTTACGGGCGCAACGGGTTTTACTGGGACAACTGGTTCTACAGGTTCAACTGGCGCAACAGGAGTAACTGGTTTTACTGGTGCTACTGGTTTTACTGGAACAACCGGTTCTACTGGAACAACTGGTGCAACTGGCGTGACAGGTTTTACGGGCCCCACGGGTTTCACTGGTCCAACTGGTTTTACAGGTGCAACTGGTGCAACTGGCGTGACCGGTTTTACGGGCCCCACGGGTTTCACTGGAACAACAGGAGCGACCGGGTCTACAGGAAGAACTGGATTCACTGGAACAACTGGATCAACTGGTTCAACTGGCTTCACAGGAGCGACTGGTTTCACAGGAACAACTGGAGCAACTGGAACAACTGGATCAACAGGATCAACTGGCTTCACAGGAGCGACCGGTTTTACCGGTGCGACGGGATCAACTGGCCCAACTGGATCAACTGGACCCACTGGTTTTACTGGTCCCACTGGTTTCACGGGAAGAACTGGTTTTACGGGAGCAACTGGATCAACTGGACCCACGGGTTTCACTGGACCAGTGGGGCCTGCCGGACCGGGTGGTGTTAATGCTTATTATGGAAGTTTTGGTTATACAGGACAACAGGACACCGGTGGCGTAGTCGGCGCCACCAACGTAGGTATGGTTTCCAACGTTTTAAAAACTTCGTTTACATTATCTCTGGGTTTCCAAGTTAATTGTAATTCTGGGTCAACTTCGGCTGCAAATATTGAAATTTTAAACCCTGGAACATATGAAATTTCTATAACAGGTTCCGCGGCCCTCGCCGCGGGGCAGGTTGGCATTTTATCATTATATTCATCAACGGATTCAGCGTATTTTAATACCGCAGCTCCAACATTTTCATTGGCGTCGTCGGCGACAGACTATAATAAATTTAAAACTGCCATTGCAAGTATTACCAATGGAAGTGCGATTCCAATATCTTTTAAAAAGTCAAGTTATGCTTCTAACTCAGCTGCAGATATGTCAATAATTAAAATTATAAATATAACTCAAAGAACGTATCTTGGGGTTTTCTTTTCTTATATTGTTACTACTGGTAGCACTGCAACAATTAATGACGTTTGCATAAACGTCTCGCAAATAGCGTTCAATGGCCCGACTGGTCTTACAGGATTCACTGGCACAACTGGATCAACCGGTGCCACTGGCCCCATGGTAACGGGCACCACAGGATCAACGGGTCCCACAGGATCAACTGGGTCAACCGGTGCCACTGGCCCAATGGTAACGGGTCCCACTGGATCAACTGGTTTCACAGGGACGACTGGTTTCACTGGACCAACTGGTTTCACGGGTACAACGGGCACAACTGGCCCCACGGGTTTCACTGGTCCCACAGGAGCGACCGGCTCTACAGGAAGAACAGGGTTCACTGGCCCCACTGGTTTTACGGGCCCGACGGGTTTTACAGGAACAACTGGTTTCACCGGAACAACGGGTTTTACGGGTGCAACTGGCCAAACTGGCGCTACGGGTTTTACAGGAACCACTGGTTTCACAGGAACAACGGGTGCAACTGGCGCAACTGGCCCAATGGGTCCCACTGGTCAAATGGGCCCAACCGGCGCAGGAGGAGCCATTGGTTATTACGGAAATTTTATATTAATACCAGCTTCGGTAACTGCGTTAACACTAACAAATTCCATTGGAACATTGTTTCCAAATTCTTCACTCGGCCAGCCAACAACAATAGCAAACAATTCAATAAATTGCGACACCAACGGAAACATTACAATAATAAATCCTGGAACGTACACTGTTGATGCAACAGCCATCTATAACTCTACTGCGGCTGGATTATACACCTTGTTTTTAACAATTGATGGTACATCTTCAGTTGGAAATTATAGCAACTCCCAAACAGTATCCTCTGCCAACGTTAATTGCACTCATTATTTAAGCAAAATTGTAAACCTCACTTCTTCGTCAAACACAGTGCTTAAATTGTTTATTAAATGCCCTGGAAATAATTTAAATGTTTATGGAGACGGTTCTACTACATCTGTCTCTATTAAAATAACGCAAGTTGCATATAACGGCTCAACTGGTGTGACTGGTTTTACTGGATCAACTGGATCAACTGGTCCAATGGTAACGGGGACTACGGGCGCCACTGGAGCAACTGGAACTACTGGATGCACCGGTGCGACTGGAGCAACTGGCCCAATGGTAACAGGACCTACTGGATCAACTGGTTTCACCGGAACAACTGGTTTCACGGGTGCGACTGGTTTCACGGGTGCGACTGGTTTCACAGGAACGACTGGGGCAACTGGGCCCACGGGGTTCACTGGTCCCACAGGAGCGACCGGCTCTACAGGAAGAACTGGTTTCACTGGATCAACTGGTTTCACTGGATCAACTGGTTTCACAGGAACAACTGGCTTCACAGGCGCGACTGGTTTCACAGGAACAACTGGCTTCACGGGCGCGACTGGTTTCACTGGAACAACTGGATGCACCGGTGCGACTGGTTTCACCGGAACAACTGGTTTCACCGGCGCGACTGGTTTCACAGGAATGACTGGAGCAACTGGGTCCACGGGCTTCACTGGTCCCACAGGAGCGACCGGCTCTACGGGAAGAACTGGTTTTACCGGTTCAACTGGTTTCACTGGCCCCACGGGTTTCACTGGTCCCACAGGAGCGACCGGCTCTACAGGAAGAACAGGGTTCACTGGCCCCACTGGTTTTACGGGCCCGACGGGTTTTACAGGAACAACTGGTTTCACCGGAACAACGGGTTTTACGGGTGCAACTGGCCAAACTGGCGCTACGGGTTTTACAGGAACCACTGGTTTCACAGGAACAACGGGTGCAACTGGACCCACGGGCTTCACTGGTACCACAGGAGCGACCGGCTCTACAGGAAGAACTGGTTTTACTGGCCCCACGGGGTTTACTGGTTCAACTGGTTTCACAGGAACAACTGGTTTCACCGGTTCAACTGGTTTTACTGGCCCGACTGGTTTTACTGGACCGACTGGTTTCACTGGATCAACTGGTTTTACTGGTCCAACTGGAGCAACTGGACCAACTGGTTTTACAGGTACAACGGGTGCAACGGGCACAACTGGTTTCACGGGGACAACTGGAACAACTGGTGCAACTGGTTTCACGGGTCCAACTGGTGCAACGGGTGCAACGGGTACAACGGGTGCAACGGGTGCAACTGGCGCAACGGGCCCAACTGGTGCAACGGGGCCAATGGGACCGGCGGGGGTGGGTGGAGTTGTTTCTTATTATGGAAGCTTTAGAGGAAGCATTGGAACATTGACAACATCAACTGCGAATGCTATTAACGTGTGCAACATTTTTAAAAGCGTAACCCTCACCAGCAATGGGGTTTTAGGAGTCGTTTACAACAACTCAACGGGAAGCATCCAAATTACAAATCCCGGAACATATAATGTCTCTATTTCAGCTTCTATATTAAACAGCACCAATGCTACATCATTGGTTTTGCATTCGTCAACAAATTCAACTTATTTTAATACAGCCAACGTGAGTTTTTCAAGCGCGACATCTGCAACAGACTATAATAAATTTTACGATGTGTCAGCGTCATCGGTTATTGCATATTCGCAATGCGCGACAATGTTGTCTAACACGGTTTCCCCAGTTAACGTAAATGCAGTTATAAATATAACACAAACTACATATTTAGGGGGGTTCTTCGTTTACACTCCGATGTCTTCTCTGTCTCCAACCGCGAACGCAATTTATGTAAATATTTCTCAAGTGGCGTACCAAGGCGCGACTGGCCCTGGGCCTTCAAATGGAACCGCGTGGGGACAAGTTCCAGTTTGGAACAATACAACTAACGCGTGGACGCCAAACGGCAGTTCTAACGTAGTGTACGGTGAAGGCGCAGGTCAAACAACGCAAAAAACAGCCGCGATTGCAATTGGCTACAATGCTGGAAATAATAATCAAGGAACTAAAGCGATTTCAATTGGCTATCAAGCTGGTCAATCTTCTCAAAAATCGGGAGCAATCGCGATAGGCGTTAACGCAGGGGCCACAAATCAACAAGGAAATGCGATTGCCATTGGAAGTAACGCAGGGGCCACAAATCAACAAGGAAATGCGATTGCCATTGGAATTAACGCAGGGGCCACAAATCAACAAGGAAGTGCAATATCTATTGGATCTTCCGCCGGTCAATATTCACAATCAAATTTTGCAGTTTCAATTGGCTCAGACTCTGGAAAAACGAACCAAGGAAATTCCGCTATAGCCATTGGACACCAATCGGGTAGTTATTCTCAAGGATTCGACGCAGTTTCTATTGGAAGTTATACGTCGGGGTGTACAAACCAAGGGTCAAGTGCCGTAGCTATTGGTTCTGACGCAGGTGCACTTTATCAAGACCAAAATTCAATAGCAATTGGTTTTCAAGCGGGATATAGTTATCAAAGAAATAGTGCAATTGCAATAGGTTCTAACGCTGGAATGTATAGTCAAGGACCGGGATCCATCGCCATTGGAAATAACGCTGGATTCACCAATCAGAATAGCAACTCAATTGTTATAAACGCAAGTGGAAACGCAATTAACGGAAGTAATGCTAGTTGCTGTTATATCGCTCCAATAAGAGGTGCAACTACTAGTAGTTATGATGGAACTACTGTTGGTGCACTTTATTATGATGTTACAAATAGTGAGATTTTGTATAATAGTGCAACATCAAAAACATTCGTCATTGACCATCCATTAAACGATAAAAAATATTTGGTGCACGCTTGTTTAGAAGGCCCAGAATCCGGCGTTTATTATAGAGGAAAATGTGAAATAACAAACGGTGAATTCGTTGAAATAAAACTCCCCGATTACGTTGAAAAATTGGCGACGGATTTGACGATTCAAATAACGCATATTTACGACGGAACTGTAAAAACATATTCCGCTTCAGAGGTTATAAATAATAGTTTCACTGTTCACGGAGAAAATGGTAAATTTTATTGGATTGTTCACGGTAAGCGCACTCCAGTTGAAGTTGAACCACTCAAATCAGCAACCAATGTAAAAGGAACCGGCCCTTACAAATGGATCTAATCGTGTGACCTGAAATAAAAACGTAAATTCATAAAATTATAATTCAATAATTATATGAATAACCCTATTTTTGAGTAATAACCCTAAACTTTGATGAAAATGTCACCAAGTTTTTTTGCCTGGTTTTCCCATGACATCTTTGAAGCCCATTCATAGTTTCTCTCTATGAGTTCTTCTCTTTTTTGCGAAGCATCGTCTCGCATAATGGAGAATAACTCTCCCAATGCGGAATCTTGCCATTCAACCGTGGTTGGATCTCCAGGAATACAAATGCCTCTATCACCAACAGTGTTTTGTAAAGCAGCCAGACCATTTGTGATGGCCAACGTTTTTGATAAAGCCGCCTCTACTGCGGTCAAACAAAACGTTTCCATAAAAGTGCACGGGTAAAACCAATATTGACTGGATTTCCAGGCTTCAGCTAATTCGGCTTTCTTCACCCAGCCGTTATAAAATATGTTTAACGTCTTATTGTTTTCAGTTTCTTTCAATAAATCGCGTATTTGTTGCATAAGTTCTCCAGCGACATTATTAACCCATTTGCCATTTACGTCGGAATAAATGTGGAGGGATGCATTGGGGAATTTTTCTACGATTCTTGGCCACATCTGAAGCAACTGAAGAAGGCCCCTATTTGGAAATGACGAGTAAATAAACTTATTTTCAATCTTTTTAAAAGGTTGAGCCAAATCTTCAACAGGTTGAGCCAAATCTTCAACAGGTTTTGCTACACTTTTTTCAAAAGTGTATTTTTCAAAAGTGTATTTTCCAAAAGTTTCATCAATTCCATAATAAAAAGGCATTGTTATATCCTTAAATTGCGGGAAAATATTCAAAAAATATTCAACGTGCCATTCGCTCAAGCAAAAAATCTTTTTAAGCTTATCGTGAACCGGTATAACATTTCCAGAAGGTGTTAAATCGTGTAAAACCAAGTAGACGTTTTCAGCCTTTCCGTAAATAGCCGCCGGCAAATATTCCGAAAACCGGCTGATAACGCATGTGTGAAACTCCACATTTTTAATAAAAGGAGGATAATTAACTATGGGAATGTATTCAACTCCTTCAAATATGGTATGCGACACGCAATTGCAAAAAACAATAACTTTGAAAAACCCTTGTTTCTGAATATACCTGGCCATTTCAATAATATACGTCTCTGAGCCACCGACCCCCTTATTCAGTATATCAGAACCCGTCCAAGGAGCAAACCCTCCGTCTGCTACAAACCCCAAAAGCGGCTTGCCATTCGCGCTTTTAGTAGAATTCATTATGCGCAAATAATTTGACCCCATATTAGCCAATGAATTGTTCATTGCAAGCAATTTTACGAAAATATTATACATAGATGCAACTGTTTCATATCCATCAGAATTTGGCTGGTTATTTTCTAAATATAATTTGCAACACCTTTCGCCGAGAGACCAATCATTAAACTCATAACATAACTGAGACAAGAATTTAGGCAAAAAATGATAGCTTAGAGTAGGTTTCAAAGAATATTGGCAATGAACAGGGTATCCAACTTCAAACCCCTTTTTAAAATACTCAAACGCCGGGGTTTTATCTCCATCCAAATAATGGTGAATTCCCAAAAAGTACAATGAATCGGGCCTCGTTTTATCAAGTTCGTAGGCTTTTAAATAGAGGGCTTCGCATTCAGACCATGGTTTATTCAATTTAAAATTAGCCGTTCTAGCCGCTTCAAAAATAGCGTCAATCTTTTCCTGTAGAAATCCTTCAATCGGATGATTCATCCTCTTTAAAAAATAAAAATATGACTTCTCGTATTCAGCCATTACATTGTAAGTCTGAGCTAAGTAATAAAAAGATCTGGGATTATCAGGTTCTTCCTCAACTTCTTCGTAAAGAAACTTCAAATCTAGTTGTTTTCTATTCATAGTTCTCTCTTCCATATAATCAAACCTATCGTCAAAAATGTAACATCTATTAATAGGTATAATAACGTTCATATTATCCTTTTCTTGAACCACCTCGTGTATTTTATATAGATATTTCAGTTTTCTATCCGTTTTAAGAAGGCGATTAGAGCCGTATTCAACATCATCGCTCTTAACGTATAGCGTAAAAGAATCCGCAAATTGATCGCCCCGCACTTCATTCAAAAACCCACGCAAATCCCCTTTTACAATATAAGTATCGTCTAACATTAACGTGAATTTGCACGATTCACCAGCCAATTCTAGTAACCGATTCCTGCTATCACGGAAATTAATAAATGGTTCTTGAAATAATTCGCCCCGTTTCTTTCCGACTAATACGCGGTTAATGACTTCAATCGTATCGTCCGTGCTTCCAGTGTCCAATATAGTCCACCGATCAATCAAATGCATATTCTCGGTCAACATATTTTCAAATTGTTTACCGCCGTTTTTCACCATAATGCATAAATTTATCAAATTATCATAAACAAGTTTTTCGCCACGTATGTAATAATGAAACACGTCAAAAAACGCCGAGTTCAACCGCTCAGGAACATAAACCGCCAAATTAGAGTCAACGAGTTCATAAACGTTGGAGTACAATCCGCTCCTCAAAAGTTTTTGATTCAAGTTCGTCAAAATAATCGGGCTATATTTTTTAACTAGCTCTTCGTCAACATCGTCGTAATTTTCGGAAAAAACAACGAATTCTCCAGTAAACTCCGGTTGTCCATTAAACTCCGGTTCTCCAAAACCAACATTTTGAATATTGAACCGCGCCAAGTTTTCCTCCAAATTTCCGCGATGTTTTTCCGATGTTCCCAACAAATAAACCTTATCATAACTTGATGCCATGTCAAGAGCGACAACCCCTCCATGAGACTGACTGAAAAAAAGGCACCACCGTGAGATCGCAGACAGATCTTTCAACAGCGATGTTATTCTCTCAAAATGCCCGAGACGCTCCCGTATTATAAGATTATTGTACTCATTATGTGTAATGGTGCTGAACTCGTTTTGATTTATTTTGTATTCTTTTTTATTTAAACTAATGTTCATTTTGTTGCGCTATAATATTATAAAAAATAAACATGTTTCTATATTTATTTTTTATAGATGATTCTAATATTCTGGTGTGTGCTTCTTGAACAAACAACCCTGAGAAGTCATTCCCTTAACATCTCCGGTAACAATACTCGGGTTTTGATTGGCGCAAGTTGACATCCAGATTTTAATTATACAAAAATTTTTTTTGGGTGAAATGGTAATTCCGGTCACATTGGAAACAAACGACGGTTGCGCACTGATTGACTCGCCAACGAGAACATAACTAAGCTCCTTCCAGACTTCGTAAACACACTTGTTTGAAATCTTATACGAGAAGCATCCTCCTGCGCGATTCTTGGGGTCCTCCCAAATGGGCTTGATACCCTCCTTCATAAGAAATAGCATGCAATTCTTTACAAGAACATCTGGTAGTGTTTCAGTGAGAGCGATGGCTTCTTCAACGTTCTCCATTGTATAAATCTTCTTGTAACTGCTTATGCTCCAATCAGTGTCGTGTGGCAAGTGGGCCCACATAGTCCACTTATTTGCTAGTGCATGATATTCGCTACTAGTTTTGTCTGTTGCCATTATGGTTTCCGGAGTTACCATTTATACTATATCTATCAATTTTTTTTTATATTGTTTTACACATTTCTATATAAATTGTATTGGTTTTTTAGTTTGGCTATTTTACTTTGAGATTATGTCGTAATCTTTTTCCTTTAATATAATTTCCTCCTTTTCCGAAAAACTCTTAATGTCAATATTTTGATCAATAATGTCTAAAATATAAATCGCGCTTGCTGGGTCCCACGTTACATTGTGTTGCTTTTTCAATAGATAGCAAATAAGTCTCCTATTAATTCTGTTTCCAACGATGTAGTAGTTTTCCGATTCGGTTACCAACTTAATTTGATATGACTTTTCTTCGCCGCACAATTTTACACACGTTGAAATGAAACAGAAGCTACAAACGTCGTAATTATAATCAAGTGGGAAATGTGCGTTGTCATAGTATAAAACCTTGTTGATTTTTGTATTCGTAGACGCACCTTCGTAATCTGAAAATATAATAAAGTCTCCTCGTGTCGCATCGCGTGTCTGCAAGTCGTTCTTATTTGTTGTAACACTTCCGCTGCTATTAACAATTTCAATCTCGGGTTTATCTTTCATGCTTTCAACCCAATCCCTGAACCACAATAATTCAGGCCTGTTATAAGCCTTTTTAAAAAATAATTCAGCGTAACTATACATTAATATTACGTAAAAAGACGTCTTTAAAAGAGCCATCTGGTATTCGCTTGGGTAGAACTTTGTGAAAAAGAAGTGAGCACTTGCACCGAATATAAATGTATTAATTACAATTGCGATAACTGCCATGTCGCTGTAAATAAAGAGTATAATATATAAATTTTTAAATAGTTTTGACTTATATACTAGTGCATTATTACTCAAATGCGGGAGACGATGAATAATATGGAAAGAATGTTACTGTTTCCTTATAACGCGGGTTTTTAGATTTTTCTTGGGGCAGTGGTTTTGCCGCACCAACTGCTGCGTGCATTCCAAATATATATAATAACATTGATACAACAAACGTCATTAAAATGAATGGGATAAATACAATAATCCATGAAATAACGCCTAAACCGCCTTGACATAATCCATTTAATAAAAATGTTACGAGAAGCGCCACAACGAATTTCATAAAAGCGGTGTTATAAAGACCTTTTAAAGTGTCAATTATAATTTGTGCGAGGGAAAACACAACGTAAATTAATGCCGGAGGGCATAATCTCAACATATTAACTTATATTATATCAATAAAAAAATGGTTCGCCGTCTTTTAAATATCCGACCTTATTTCCTGGATCGCCGTCTTTGTCAACTTCGTAAATAGGGCCATTCTCCTCGTTTGTTGCGAAATATGTAACGTCTTCAATCTCTATTTCAAAGACCTCCTCCTCTTCGGCTTCGGCATCTTCTTCTTGACTGTCGGCTTCGCCTTGACTGTCGGCTTCGCCTTCTTCATTCTCAGTGTCCATTTCTTCCTCTTCTTGTTCTTCTTCTACTTCGCCTTCTTCCTCTTCGGCTTCGCCTTCTTCCTCGGCTTCGCCTTCTTCCTCTTCCTCTTCTTCTTCTTCCTCTTCTTCTTCGCCTTCTTCTGCTTCTTCTTCTTCTTCTTCTTCTTGTTCTTCTTCTTCTTCTGAACCGTCGGCTTCTTCTTCTTCTGAACCGTCGGCTTCGCCTTCTTCTTCTTGTTCTTCGCCTTCTGAACCGTCGGCTTCGCCTTCTGAACCGTCGGCTTCGCCTTCTTCCTCTTCTTCTTCTGCTTCGCTTGCTTCTTCTTCGCTTTCTTCTTCTGCTTCGCTTTCTGAACCGTCGGCTTCGCTTTCTGAACCGTCGGCTTCGCTTTCTTCGCTAGATTCAGAATCGCTTTTTGGAACCCTCACATTCTTTGAAGTAATCTCGTTTTGCAATAAAATCTTTTCTACAGTGCAGTCGCCATCAACGCTCTGTGTATCAGAAACTTCTTCAATATTCAGTGAAATGTTCTCCTTGGAAATATTCAATTTAGATCGGTTCTTCTTCAGATTTTCTAGTTCAGTTTTATAATACTCCATCTCAACCCGACACTTTTCTAGTTCCCTGGTTAAATGCGTGTTGTTATATTCATACATTAAATCGTATATTCCCTTTTTAATAACAGAACTCACGTCATTTAAAATCGGTTGTATATCAATTATGGTTGGCAGTTGCGACATGGCTATTGGATACTTTATATTAGCGAAATTCGTTTAATATGATTTAAAAAATATTTATTCAATATGTATAACATGGATAATATTACTATAACATGTGAATCTGACGTTTCCGAAAAGATTCAAATGATATTAAGACAGACTGATTACACGGAAGAAATCGCGAGAGAAAAATTGGCAGAACTCGGAGACGACCCCATAAAAGTTATTAAAGCTTATATGGGAATCCCAGATAAAAAACCTAGCGCGAAAAAATCCCTCAATCAGGAGATCTACCGTCAACTACGTTCAAAATTAGACGACTCTATGAAGGATTATAATGTAAAACAGCAAGAAAAATTAAAAGGAGAAATAGAAGCAAATAACGCGAGATAAAACTTTTTGAAATTAAAAAGCACACATATAAGCTTCGTCATTTCCCAAATGTGATTTACACAAATTGTGCATGGTATCTGTGTCTAATACCTTTCTAATTGCCTCATTTAATGGCTGTAACAATTCGGGGGTTTTAAAATTAACAGCCCACCCGTGTTCATTTAATGTAAAATATTGATGTGTTATTTTTAATCCGTATTTTGGAGCATAATATAGTGCCTCCGCACTATTTGCAATTACTCCATCCACATATTTGTCATTTTCCAAATATTTTTTTAAAGTATCTTCCAAACTATCTTCTGAATAAATAATTTTACTTCCATAATTAGTTTCAATTAATCCTGGAACATTACTTCCTCTAATTCCAATAATTTTTGCATTTGGCAATTTTTCACGAGTAAGTTCGCTTTCATTATAAGCTTGAGCTAATATATTTGTAATAATAGCTTGTAACAATTGCAACGCAAATGTTGAAATAATTAATATTAATAATATTATTGATACACTATAAACATTCATAGTAATAGATCTAAATAATTCACCTTTAGAACCAAAAAAAGACGCAGCTGTTAATGCGACGATTTTTGAAGTTTTTAATTTTTGGTGAGATGTTTTAGCCATAATAAACCCAAGTATTACAGCAACCATTAATATTCCTACAAAAAATGGAATAAAATACATAAAAAAAAACTTTATAACCGCTTTAATATACGTGTGTTTGTCCTTATATAAAACAACGCATCTGTTCATCAGCATCGGTCTAGTTATAAATACCTTTTGAACTCTGTCAAAACTACTCGCGATACAACCTACACCTAAATCATAATTTTCATTATTAATTTTTTCTATTAATTCGCTATTATTTTTAGATTTATAAAAGGTTTCTTCAAAATTATATTCTGGCATTTGATTTTTTATTTTATCCCAAGCTTCGTATATTAATCCTGAATGTATACCATTTTTATTAATTTCTACGTACGGATGTTGAACATTCACCAAAACCTTGTAAGTTTTATTTGCTGTGAGATTTTTATTATTATTTATGGTATGTTCTCTAAAAGGAACGTTATCTTCGTGCATTTGTTTTTGTTTATAAAAATCATTTATTTCATCACCATTAAAATAATCCATTTATATAATTATATATTAAAATTTAATTTATAATTATTTACGTTGAAGCCATTCCGAATTTTTCATTTACGATATTATTTTTGGTCTGTTGTTTTTTTTGCAGACGCTTTTTCAGTTGAAAGTTGTTTGATGGAATAATCTTATTATTCAGTATAAAATCGTCGTTGTCTTCGTGGAATTCTGGCAGTATTCGCGTTAAGGGCTTATCCACGATTAAAAATAGTCTTTCCGATTTCAATAAAGCGCGATACTCCTGGATCGTCAAATTGCCGTAATATTTGTCCAACATATAATGTGGATTGGGTGCAGGCTTAATGTTCTTCTTAAACTGATAAATCTTGGAATAAATGTGATTCAATAAATAATAACGCTCAAACTTGGTTGAACTATCAATATTTTCCTCCATTAAATGAGCCACCGCACATTCGGGTGTGCAGAAACAACCATAAACGTGATATGAATCCTTTATAAAATGCTTTGGAATATAAATTGGAGGATTATCAAAATCGTGGGAGCACCAAAAACACGCCGACTTCTTATCCGAAATGTTGTTAATGTGAAGATTGTGCTCAAGGGTCTTCAATTTTCTCCAGATTTCCTTTGTTTCACAAATCTCGCTTTCTTGGATTTCATTATAAGATGGGGCGCTGTTGTTGTTGTTTGTGGGTAAAGATTCAATCGTTGTTGAATCATTTACTTGCGAAGGTTTTGAGATAATTTCGTAAGACAATTCGTTGGCCCCTGCAAATTGGAAGGATTCAATATTAGCGCAGGTAAAATTGGAATTATAATCACCACTGGTTTGCAAATCCTTTAAAGAACACTTCAAATGCAAAATAATATTTGGCTTATTCTCTTTATGCTCTGTGAGCGGAAGAGCTGGTTGAATAATTTTTCCACCCTTGGGCTTTCTTCCCCGCTTTTTGGCAGGTGGTTTTACAATAACGTTTTCTTCTTGTGGTTCTGTTTCTGTTTCTGTTTCCATTTCTTCATGTAAAAAAATATCTGACTTACCTGATTCATCCTTTATTTCATTTGAGATTTTCAATTCAATTGGTTGATCAACTACAATAACTTGGGTCTGAGTTTGAGTCTGAGTCTGAGTTTGAGAGATAATTGCATTAGCCTTGGCTAACTCTTGACTGGCTAATATATCTTTTTTAGATCTACGACCGCGTTTAGGTTTTATAGCATCGGTTGTTTGAACTTTACTCATTTTATACTATACCTATTCTAACAATACTAATTTAAATGGTTTTAATAAATATATTAGCGTTTTTAGAAAAAAGATGCCGATTTTTAGTTGTTTAAGGCGCGCTTGAATCTATCAGTTGGATTCGTAACACGTTCTGCAAACTGGTATATAATTGTCAGAACCAACTAGAGTCTGTTGCTTCTCCTTTGTCAACCTAAGCGAGAAGATGCCTGGTGCGCCATTTTTGCACATAGAACACAATGACGACAATTTTGTCACTTCATCGCAAAGAGGAATTAGGTCTAGAATTTGACCGAACTTTTTCCTTTCAAAATCACCGTCTAACCCGGCAATATAAACCTTCTTATTTTCTTTCAACATGTCTATAACGCAGTCTTGCAAATCAGGAAAGAATTGCCCTTCATTGATCAAGATAACTTTTGCGCACCTAACCTTCAAATGATGCGCCGAAGTTTCGTTAAATGGCTTTTCAATAGATTGATCATCCCAAATGTCTCTCAGGTTTTGCGTTTGAATGCATGGTATCATTATTTTGTCGTGCGTGGAAAGCATAGATTCGTGATATCTATTATCGGAGGAATGATTAATGACTGCCACTGGAATGTTGCAGAATGAGCACTGCTTATAGATTTCAAGAAGCTTTGACGTTTTGCCGGAGAACATGGGCCCCAAAAATAATTTTAGAGACCCGGATTCCGTCGTTTGCGACATATTTGTGTGTTTTACCATTAATATATTCTGAATATTAAATTTCAATTCTTTTTCATTTTTTCTTTTTTTCTTTTTTCCTTTTTTCCTTTTTTCTTTTTTCCTTTTTTCCTTTTTTCCTTTTTTTTGTGGTTTTGTTATTTTATGTATTTTATTTTGAATTGGATATAAAAACTTTAATATAGTTTATGAAATGAGCGGCATCCCATGGGTTGAGTCTTATAGGCCAAATAATTTTGAAGACGTCGTTTTAGACCCATTAAACAAGAAAATTATGAAGAATATTATTGAAATGTCGTATTTTCCGCATTTGTTGCTATATGGACCGCCAGGCACTGGAAAAACGTCAAGTATTATGATTCTGATTAACGAATATCATAAAAAACACAATCAACAATCTTCTGAATTGACGATTACTCTAAACGCATCAAATGACCGCGGCGTTGATATTATACGCAATCAAATTAGCCAGTTTGTAAATTCAAAAACTCTTTTTAGAAAGGGTATGAAGTTTGTTATACTGGATGAGGTGGATTATATGACAAAAAACGCTCAACAGGCACTACATTACTTGATTCAAAACTACTCAAGTTCTGTTAGATTCTGTCTCATTTGCAATTATATTAGTAGGATTGAAGAAGGTCTGCAAAACGAGTTTTTAAAATTGCGCTTTAATCAGTTGCCGAAAAATGACATTGTTTCATTCTTGAAAAATATATCGGATAAAGAGGGATTAAATATGCCTGAAAAATCTATAAAGCTTATTCAAAGTTTGTATGGCTCTGACATGAGAAGTATGATAAATTTTATGCAGTCAAATCAGAACATAGTTGACAGTAAATTCAACATTATTGATGAAGTCGTATGGGATGAGTTGTTTACTCTTCTGGTGAAACGTGAACAGCTTTCCGTTTTAGATTCGCACATTCAGAACATTAGCATAAATTACAATATTGATAAAAAAAATATAATCAAGGATTTTCTGAATTATATTATTCGCAATAAAACACACCTTATTTCGGGCGATTTTTTGAATTTCATAGAAAATGTTATGCATAATCAGGATTTTAAAAATTCTTACTATGTCAATTATTCGTTGTCTCGGCTCAAATCATTCATGCCTTCTGTAATTGTCTAAAGATTCGGATTCATAAACGCTCATCCTTTGGCGGAGTTTCATCATAAATTCATTCGGTGGGGAACTTTTTGTGGGGTCAAAGCAATTTTGCTTTAAATCGTAAACGTTAATGTTATTTTTGCTAGTAGATAACTTTTTCGGGATTGCCACGATTTCACTCCTTTCATGGATGATGCGCACTTTATGACCGAGCATTGTTTCTATATTATTAGAAAATAATATGGGATACTTTAATGAAATAAAAATTGAAATAAATGAGCTTAAAGAATATAAAGCTATAGTTGGAAGTATTGGTATGGCTGCAATGTCATTAACTATAGACGATGAATGGGAAAACTTTCTATCACCAGATTATGATGACGATGGTGACCCTGGTCTAAATGGCAATGATAATGATATTTCTTCCATGAGTCAAAATGAAGAAATAGTCTCCGAAATGGGTCTTATGGAAGTGCCTAAAGCAACTGAGATATACATTTCAACTAAATCTAAAATCGCTTATTTAAACAAGGAGATTGATTTGAAAACGGTGTTTTGGAAAGTTCCCGTCATTCCATACGCCACTGCTAAAAATGGTGTAATTAAGAAGCAAATGAAGTTTAATTCTCTTTCACAAGAGGAGCTTGACGTAAATGAAGAAAACTTGAAGAAGGAGGAATTTTATGAGGAGCAGATCATTACAAGCATTAATAATCCCAATGGTCGCATTAAATTCAAGGATATTAGAAAGATTAGCGTTGGAATTTCCAAGAAGGATATTATGAGCTATCGTTGCAAGAAGAAGAGCGCGTTTTACAACTGTTTTGTTATGATATTGCGTATTAAGATTGACGAGCTTTTCAAGGAATTCCATGTCAAGGTTTTCAACACTGGAAAGCTTGAAATTCCTGGGATTCAAAATGACAAGATATTTGAGGCTGTGTTGACGAATATTATTAGCACTTTGCAGCCGCATGTTAATGAACCCATCGGGTATTTGCAAAAGAGTGATACGGTATTGATTAACTCCAATTTCAATTGTGGGTTCTACATTAATCGTGAAGCGCTCTACGATATTCTTAAGTTTAAATACAACATCCAATGCATATACGATCCTTGTTCTTATCCAGGGATTCAATGCAAGTTTTATTATAACGAAGAGCTCGCTGAACAAACAGGGTGCCAAATTTCAAAGGAAGATAAAGATAGCAACAAGTATAAGAAAATCGTGGAGGTTTCCTTCATGATTTTCAGAACGGGGAGCATTCTTATTGTTGGGATGTGCGACGAAAATGTGCTTTATGTAATATACGAGTATTTGAAGATTCTCTTGGAAAAAGAATTTCCTAAGATTAACCAGAGTTTGATTGCCGGTGATAACAAGATTTCAAAAGATAAGAAAAAGAAGGTGAGGCGCAAGACGATTCAAATCTCCATTCAAGTCTAAGTGCTTTGTGTTTTAGATTAGATTGTCTTTTATTTGGGAATGGGTCTATTTTGATAATTTTTTTACGCTAAGTGCGATAAAACCTCCAATTAGAGATTCCGCAATGGTTATAAACCAGTAATAAATGTCACTGGCCGACCATTTGTATCCAACGTCAAAATCTCCGTAAATTGTTTTGCTTAGTAATGATCCAATTATAACTGACATTAGTAAGTGTGGTATGTTTGACAATTTATTAGGTATAAGGGCGCCAATGAATCCGCCAATGATTGTAATTATAACCTGCATGTAATTATATTTATTTTGAGTCAAAGTAAATATAGGTGTATTCATATCTATATACAATAACGAGACAATAATTGTTTTTGTCGTTGTTTTTTTTGGGTTTTTGGTCTAGGCTAAAATCCATTTAACGAATGTTGACGACGGCTCGTTAAGCTTGTTGTTAAACGTTTCTGCATCTGCAAACTTTTCTTTTATTTTTGTTTCGCTGATGTTATATTTCATCTCAGGCTTCATCTTTGAGTATCTGGAAATAAATAGTTGAATAAGTTCAAAATACTTTTCCACTTGGATGTCGCTTGTCAACGATTTGACGAACATTTCAATCAATTGACAACAAGATTTGCTTAAATTTGTTTTTAATATTTCGTTGCAAACAACTGCTATTTGCTTCGTCATTTTATGATCTTTCTCTAAAACAACGCTGGTTAAGCTCTTTATAATGGAAATATTCATATTTAAAATATCCAATTTGCCAACATTATTTTCAGATAATGGGGTTGCATTTTTTCTGGAATCGTTGCTCAGTTCAAATATGGTTTTTTTATAAACAAACATGCAAGCATCACGAGAGCTTAACTGTAAAAAGGTATGCTTGTCTTCGGATATTTGACCTATAAATTCTACATAAAAATAAAAGGCTTTTTGGCTGTGATAATATGCAAGGTCCAAGTTTCTTGAGAAATATAGTAAAACGGTGAACACATGTGTTATCGTCTCAAGGCCTCTTTCAATTATAAATTTTTTATATTCAGCGTTCTTGAAGTTTGCATTCTCTATGATAAAAGTTAAATATTCATTTGTTAATGAGAAATACTTATTAACAATTTCAACGCAACTGTCGGCTATAGTTGTTTTATAATTTTCCGAATTATTTAGAGAATAGTTAGAGTTTGAGTTGGAAGCCGAAGAATCCATTTAGTTATATTTAATATAATAAAAGAACATTTAAATACGAATACATTGTGTTAATAAGTATTTAAAGACAATAAAATTTCTATAATATAAATATGTCTACCGAACAAGCTAAAACCGAAACGTCTAGCTATAGATTGCCCAGCGACATTACTTTAAAGCACGCCGCGAAGTTGGGTGTTGTTGAAGATAAGCCCATTATGTTGGATTATTGGTCGGCGTCCCTTGATAAGAAGGCCCTTGTTGGCGTTAAGGAGACGGGCGAGAAGTTGTTGGTCAAGTCTGAGGATGAGTACACTTCACCTATTGCCAAGTTTTACAAGAGTGGAACGGAGTACATTATTATTACTGAGAATTCAATTTATCTTGTTTGCTCCGAGATTCCCACGAGGAAGATCTCCTAATTCAACCTTTGAAAAAGGTTGAGCCAAAATCTAGTCCTCTACTTTTAAGCAAAGCGAATGGGCTTAAAGGTTGAGCCAAATCTAGAGGTTTTCCTCTTCTTTTACGGGTTCTTCTATATAATTATTTTTTATTCGTCCGATGGGTCTAGAGATCATGGTAATGCATTGTCCAAAAGCCACCAACGAAACTGATAAAAAATAATTATCGTGCGTAAATATTACCGAACATCCTGTTAAAATATGCCCAAAATACCACATATAATCTGAAATCAACAAATAATCCATTTGCAATGCTGTTCTAATCTAGTATATTTATTGCTACTATTTCTATGTTATTTTTATTGGTGTTTTATTTTTTGGTTTATTGTGTTTTATTTTGGGGTTTTGGAAATTGTATCTTGTATAATATATAAGGAATGCCTAACGGAAATTATTGGGTTGGTAGTGGAGGTTTTAATTATAAACGCAGCGGAGGCGCTGGTGGTCGCCGCAATTTTTCTTTAGGTGCAATTACAAATCAGCCTGCGGATGTTAATAACAAATATGTTCCTGGCGCGGGGGTTGGTGCGTCTAGCATCGCGACTAGGCGAGCAAAAATGCTTCACTCCACGGTGTGCACTGCCGAGTATCCTTGCAACAAATCTTTCTCTCGTCTTGGGTTGCAATCAAGCGGCGGGTCAAATATTTATGCTTTGAACTGGTTTCAAAAATAAAAACAAAATAAAAAATAAAAACAAAATAAAAACAAAATAAAAAATAAAAACAAAATAAAAACAAAATAAAAAATTGATTACTTTTTATAGAAATTAATTCACAATAAAAAAGAATGTCCGAATTTTGGGGATTAGTCCTATTTGCAACTATTGCTTGCATAGTTATTTGTGTGGGCGTTGCAATTATATATTGTGGCTGCGCATTGTTGTGTGCTAAGGTTCCCTTGGCTGAAAAAGAAAACGTTGAAGAAAATATTGTCTAAAATTTTTGAAACATTTGTTTATTATAAATTGCGAAACGTAATTTATAATATGAAGTGCTGTGTGTGTGAAAAATCGTCGCCATCATTTAAACCAAGTGTATGTCTTATGAAGAACGGTTACAGAGCTCACAAAATTTGTCAAGAGTGCTGGTGGAATCCTGACACTGGTTTTGCGAGAGAAGATGCGTCTCATGAATGTCCGGGTTGCAAGAAAGGGTTGCCTTTGCTTAGCGTAAACTTGGAAAAGGTTTCTCACGTCGTCATTGATCTCACTTGCGACGATTAATTGGCGTTATAATTGCCGCTAAATGTTGATGGTCTCACACCCAATGGGTATCTTGAAGCTGGGAAAGACGTGTAAGCCTGGCGAGGTGATGGCACAAATGATGGTCGATTGTTCCCCAGTAATTGCCAATTGAGCGTCTTATAATAAGCTTGTGTGTTGACAAAATCTAGTGGGCCTTGAGCGCATTGTGTTTTCTGAGGATACCATGTCCATTGTGTATTTCCAACTTTATTTGGTGTTCCAGCTTTCAACATGCTTAATCCGCTATTCGCGTCACTGTGATTAACATAGGATTGTATGCTTCTAACTCTGTGTGGACGACCAGCCATTGATATATTTTATTCAGATATTTTTTATTTTTCTAGATTGCATCTAATCCCTAAAAAGTATTTTAATCTTTATCAAAAAATAAAGATTAAAATTTGTTAGCCTCCTATGGGGCTCGAACCCATGACCTTTTGCTTACAAAGCAAATACACAACCAACCGTGTTCAAGAGGCACACCTATTATGCTCACAATATTTTCATTTAACCCACCCGAGACTCGAACTCGGAACCTTTGACTTAGAAGGTCAACGCGCTGTCTGGGGGCTTATTAAAAGCCCAATCCAATTACGCCAGTGGGCCACAGAATTCTTTCCCTTAATTTTTTTACCCAAAAATTTATACGGGCTCCCGTTGCCCCCCAAGTTATACACACAACATTTCTTTATATTTTTTACCGCAAATAATATATATATGGCGAGCAAAACACACAAAATATTTTTTTGTGCATTTATATTTATTTTAGCGGTATTCTTGGTTAAATTTGCGTTGAGTAAAAAAGTCGTAGAAGGCCATGGTGGAGGAGGAGGCCACGGAGGAGGTGGAGGCCACGGCCTTGGAGGAGGAAGAGGTTATGGACTGGGTCATGGTCTTGGAGGAAGAGGCATCGGCGGTTATTATGGAGGAAGCTACGGAGGAAGAAGTTATAATCCGATTTACATATACGATGACTACGACTACAACTACGACAATTATTATTCACCTTATTATTATAGAAGAGCGTATTATCCTTTGTATTATTAAATTCTTTGAGAAGATGAAGAGTTAGATTCAATATATTTTTCTCTGAAAGAATCGTATCCGTTTATAGCAATAAATTGCATGCTTCTCATTACACATCCAAACGAAGCACCACTATGTCCATCATATCCCAAATAAAGAATTTTATCACTTATCCTAGCAACCTCGTCGTCGTTGGAAAACATGTATCCTTCATCGCCCGGGTCTTTTTTCATATAATCCCAAAGCTCCAGCAGGCTAATGGCAAAATGCGCAGTTGTGAACATAATTCTATCGGATACATCAATAAAATCAAACTGACCGTTTCCAACGTTCGTCATTTCAGAAAAGAATTGGTTCTTATTTATTTCTTGTTATTTCTTATCAATTTTTTCACAAAAGCTTACCAATAGCATCCGTTTGTTCCTTTGTCAATGTTTCCGGGAATTTTACGTGAAAGTGTATGATTAGGTTTCCAGTGTGTTGTTCTCTCGTTAATCCCATTCCAGGAATAACTTTGAGATATTCCGGCGGGATTATATTTCCAGCAGCATTATTTATTGTATACGACTTTCCATTTACATATTTTATCTCAAAACTGAACCCACAAAGAGACTCCTTGAGAGAAATTTCCTTCTTCATTATCAAATCCAATCCGCGCCTAGTAAAACACGTATCATTAGCAATATTTATAAAAACATTCACGTCTCCTTTGCACGTATCATTTACCTTATTTCCCTGATCTTTCAAAACAAGGACTTCATTATTGTCTATTCCTTTAAATATGTCAACATAAACCTTTACATTTTCAAAAACCTTGGTGCCATTCTCTAAAACCCATCTATCAATATCAATCGGGATTTTTCCTCCATTTAAAACAGTCTCCATGCTGATTTGAATCGTTTTAACAATAGCCGCCGGCTTTTCCACGCCTTGCGACATATTCACTGGCATTCCATTGACAAAAACTCGCACATTTTGGCCAGCCGGAAATCCACCCGGAAATACACCACCATGCATTCCAGGGAACATCCCGGGCATTCCGCCAAAAAACATGCTCTCAAATATATTATTCATATTTACATTCGGGTCTCCGTTTCCACCAAAGCTATTCATTCTCATAAAAGGATTCTTTCTTGACATGTCATATTCGCGCCTTTTTTCATTGTCGCTTAATATCTCATAAGCGGCATTCACATTTTTAAATATATTCGCCTTCTCCACATCTCCTTGGGTTCTATCCGGATGGTACTTGAGAGAGAGAGACCTATAAGCCTTTTTAATTTCATCTGAACTCGCAGTTTCAGAAACACCCAACGTTTGGTAGTAATCTTCCATGGACATTTTTTATTATTATTATTTGAGATAAACTTAAATAATAATTTACGAATATATTTATTATGGAGCACAACCTATTTATTAACAAATATCAACCACTTTACTTCAAGGATTTTGAAGTTGATGAAGAAATGGTTCAAATATTGAATACACTCATTAAAATGGATAGCCTGAATATTCTTTTTATAGGCGACATGGGTTGCGGCAAAACATCTATTTTAAATGCGCTTATAAGAGAGTATTATGCGGGGTTAACTGACAAACAATATGCGGATAATGTACTTCATATAAATAGTCTGAAGGAACAGGGTATTAATTATTACCGAAATGATGTAAAGACTTTTTGTCAGACGTGTTCCATAGTCAAACATAAAAAGAAAATAGTTATTTTGGACGACATTGATCTAATTAATGAACAGAGCCAACAGGTTTTTAGAAATTGCATAGATAAGTTTAGTCATAATGTGCATTTTATTTCGTCTTGCAGTAACATACAAAAGGTTATTGAAAGCCTTCAATCGCGTTTTACTATCATTAAGATTAAGCCTTTGCAAAGAAACAACTTGGCAAAAATTATGAATAAAATAAAGATTGCCGAAAACATAGATATAAGCGAAGACGCTGAAAACTTCATATTAGACATTTGCACGAATACTGTAAAAATACTCATTAATTACATGGAAAAATTCAAGTTATTGAACATGCCCATCACGTTTGAATTAGTGAATAATGTATGCACGAATATAAGCTTCTTTTCATTTCATAAATACACCGAATGCTTGAAACAACGGAATTTGGTCGGCGCCATCAATATAATTTATTCCATTTATGACAAGGGTTATTCCGTCATGGACATATTGGATAACTACTTTTTATTCATAAAAACGACGACCATTTTAACAGAAGATGAAAAATATATGATTGTTCCTTTAATTTGCAAATACATCACAATATTCCATAATATTCACGAAGACGAAATAGAATTGGCTGTATTCACCAATAACCTGATTTCTAATTTCTCAAATTAGTTTTGGGTTTTATTTCGGGTTTTATTTCGGTTTTATTTCGGGTTTTATTTCGGTTTTAGTTTTTATTTTTGTATTGGTGTTTAATATACACAATAAAAATGTCAAACCAGACATTTAAAAAACTATTCCCAAATGAGATGCTGTTTGAACTATTGAACGGCATATGCAGCAAAACTGAAAAATATTACATCGTTAATAATGATGCATACAAGAAGGGAATGTTTTCAAATTCAATTAGCGAATTTTTAGAGAAGTGCAAGCCATTTTATCATTTGTCAAAGCAAAAATATTTGGAACGCAAACTCGCTTATAATACATTTACAACCGTTCTGCGTCAAATTTGCAATTTCAATAAAATCACTTATACGTCTCAAATAAAATACGACAAATCAAACTATAACATTATTTATTACGTTTATTTGAACCCGGTCTAAATCAAACTAGTATTATTTTTCCCACGAATAATAAGAACGCAAATAATCATTTGGTAGACTATTTTATCGCAATAATTCTGAAGATGCTTGTTTTTATATAGGCGTGGGAATTCCATTATATGATTGCAAAACTTTACGATGTCGTCAATGTACATTTGATTGGTTGGCTCAACTATTTTTTTACCATACTGCCAATATTCATTTATTTCGGGATTGGGTATACATTGTTCAGCGAAGACCAATGGATCACCTTGATCGTTTTCTGGAAACAACCTCCAAACTTTTTCCAGTATTGTGCGGGGGGTGTTATATCCAGAAAACCAACACGGCAAAATATGGTCTAGGCAAGCAAATCTATACACTTTGCCCAGTTGTTTTTTAGTAAAACCCGCGAATAATTCATTGGTTAGCGGGTGCTTATCCAGCACAAGCGCGAGTTTCACTGAATCTGATAGCACATAGTCGCGGGTTTTATCCTCAATTTCCTCTGGTAATCGTCTGACAAAATCTTCCATTTTTTATTGTGACCTTGATTTATGTTTTATTGGTTTTATCGGGTTTGTTAGTTTTATCAAAAAACTCAAAAATTAAATCAATTTTTTATTACTATAAAACATCTACCGGAGTAAAATACTCATCCTTAACAATTTGTTGTAAAATCATATTATAGGCTCGTTTTTCTATGTTTTTTTGAACTTCATGGCTAGAAATTTCATAGAATTTCCAATTAAGATTCAACACTACGTCGCGAATATAAGTCGGATCAGCTGCACGTTTAATATTTCTGAAATTGGTAAAACACGCCCAGTTGAAATAATTGTTGAAACCAGAAGATGGTGTTAGTTTTTCAAATTTTGCGATCATTTTATACGGCTTTCGTGGAGGTTGATGCGTCTTTTCAAAATTTTGTAAATAATACTCTTTGCCTGGAACCAAATTCTCTCTAGGAATTTCTTGCATGGCGTTGATTGGTTTTTAAAATAAAATAATATAATATAAAAGATTTCAATTTTTTACCCAGAAAATGGATAGGAATTACGCATAATCAAAGAACCCACAATAACATCATGCACTAACTTTTCACAAAAGTATATAAAATTTTCATTATGGGGTTTAATCAAGTCTTCGCAAAGGAATAGAGCTGCCGTTTTATCGGATACTTGATTGTTTTGCGAATATTTAAGCACGTTTCTACAGAATTCAGAAATACTACGAATATACTCCTCTTTTGATGGTTGTGTATTGTTATTTTGCCAGTAATTGTTATATCCGCCTTTTGGCCAACAATAACTAGTAAGTTCTCTGATAATAATATGTTCTGGAAGTTGTGTTAATTCAAATATTATTGGTTGTATTACATTCATTGCATATCCTTTGCTACACCATACTAACATTTTAGAAATGCAGCCATATCTATATATTTTATCCAATTGTTCTACAGTAAAATCCTGGAAGAAAGTTTCCATGTTGGAAAGAGGATATCTATCTAACAGAATAGTTAAACGCGTTGATTTCGTAAATATTAAACATTTGAGTTCATTTTGTTGCGGGATTTCATAGAACCACCAACGACAATCCAGCTGCAAGCAACGACCGATTGTCTTGTCATTAATCTCTTCAGGTTTTCTGAAATTAGTAACACAAACCCATTTGAAATCAGGGTTCGTGTGTGTGGACTCGGGCTTTTCTAATTTTTCAAATTTCGCAATCATTATATATGGCTTATTTGGGGGTACGCAACCACGACAAAAGCATTGCAAATAATACTCCTTTCCAGGAACCAAATTCTCTCGTTCTACTTCTTGCATCTTTAATGAATTGATTTTGGATTTCAATAAAAAAAATATAAAAAGCATTTCAATTTTTTTTATTTTTATTATGGTATGATTAGATAACTTCAACGGGTTTAAAATACTCATCCTTAACAAGGTCTAACAATACCCTATTATAAGCTCGGTTCTCCATGTTTTTTTGAACTTCACGGCTAACAATTTCATAGAATTTACAATTATAACCCATAATACCATTGGAATAACCATGGGTCGGATAATTTTTGTATTTTATTTCCCTTACATTATTAAAACATGCCCACCACTTGGAACCCCCATCGTATATTAGTAATTTATCAAATTTCGCAATCCTTTTTAGACGATAAATAGGATTTTCTATATAATACTCCTTACCTGGAACCAAATTCTCTCTGGGAACTTCTTGCATATTTAATGTGTGTTGATTGATTTTTGGATTTGATAAAAATATAAAAAAGCATTTCAATTTTTTTTATATTTTTCTTTGTTTTGTTTTTTTGTTTTGTTTTGTTTTGTTTTGTTTTGTTTTGTTTTTTTGTTTTGTTTTGTTTTGTTTTGTTTTGTTTTGTTTTTT